CGGCCGGCGGGATCCCCCGAGGCCCTCATCGCCGAGCATCCACATCCAGCCATGGGCTTCACCCCTTCTTCCAGATCAGGTACGCCCCGCCACCGGCGAGGAACGTGATTCCGAGCGCCACGAGGATCCCGTTGCGCCGAACCTTCGGCTGGATCTCGTGCGCGAAGAGCGCCTCGACGTCCGCGACCTCACGCGAGAGGCGCTGGTACTCGTCGGGGGTGCGCGAAGCAGCGCCGGCGTCGTCCGCCGCGCGGCCTGCGCGATCCTTCACCTGCTCGGCGAGCGTCTTGAGGGCGCCGCCGACGAACGGCTGCTGGAGCACGTTGCCCGCCGCTTCGTAGACGCGGTCGGCGCGCGTGCTGAGCGCGTTGAAGTCGGCGTCGAGGTCCCCGAGCCCGCGCAAGCGGGTGACCGGGATCGCCAGGGGCATCGCCACGATCATCGCGACCTCCGCTTCTGCCAGTGCTTGATCCCCCAGACGAGCAGGAAGAACGCGCCGAGGGAGACGGGGATGACGACCTTCGGATCCGAGTACCGGATCCAGCGACGACCCGTCACGTCGATCTCCTTGCCCGAGCGCACGGGCGGCTCGGCGGGCGTCATCGTCGCGGTCGAGGGCGCAGTCGGGAGCGACTGCCCCGGCGTCGAGGAGACGGGGATCGTCGGCGTGACGCGCGACGGCGTCTGCGTCTGCGCGGTCGTCGCCTGAACGAAGCCTCCGGAGGTCGAGCGCGTCGAGGTCACGGTCGTCGCGTTCGCAGCGCTCGCCGTCGAGGCACCTTCCGCGGCGTTCGCCGAGAGGAGCTGCGTCGCGTTCGCGGCCGCTTCACGCGAGGTCCGGCCGCGCTTCGCGGCTTCGTAGACCGAGCGCCCGAGATCCTGGAAGCCGATCGCTTCGTAGATCGTCGTCGTGTCCGAGAGCTTGTTCACGACGGTCGTGGCGAGGCCGATGTTCGCCTGCACGAGCGCCGTCGAGGCGACCTTCGTCGGGAACACGTTGGCCCAACCCGAGGTGCGCAGCATCGCCGGATCGGTCGCGACGTTCGCGAGGAGCAGCGAGACTGCGTTCGCCGTCTTCGGGCCGTAGAGGCCGTCGACCGTGATCGCGTTGTAGGTCGTGTTCGGGCTCTGCGCCCGCCAGGCGGGCAGGTACCGCCCGTACGTCGACTGGGCGAGCGCGACGAGCGCACTCACCACGTAGGCGGGCGCACGCTCGGCGATGGCCACGAGCGCCGCCCACGCGATCGCAGCGCCTTGGGCGCGATCGGTCGGCGTGAGCTGGGCCGTAGTGGTTGCATCACCGAGCATGGTTCACCTCGACATACGGACGGGGTCAGCGGAAGCGGTTCAGCGCTTCTTCGCCTTCTTGCGGGCCTTCGAGCACTTGACGAGCTTGCCGCCGCGCCCGTACTTGCAGCCCTTCTTGAGCTTGCCCGACTTCGTCAGGCACTTGGCCGCGCTCGCGGGCTTGCAGGACTTCTTCTTGGCCTTCTTCGCGGCCTTCTTCTTCGCCTTCGCCATGGTACTTTCTCCTTGTCGGCTCGGAGGCCGCGCGAATCACTTCTTCTTCGAACGCTTCGTCCGCTTCACGTGCGACGCGTAGAGCCGCGCCGCGGGCTTCGTGCAGACGAAGTGCCCGCGAGACTTCTTGCAGCCCTTCTTCAGGCCACCGGCCTTCTTCTTCGCCACCTTCGCGCCGACGACGACGTAGCCGTCGGGCGCGTGGAAGCGGCGCTGCTTGCCGTGACGCGGGGCCACGGGGCCGAACGTCTTGACGCTCTCGGCTGCCTTCACGGCCGCTGGCGTGCAGCGGTAGGCGCCCTTGACGCCCGGAACCGACTTGCAGCCGTGCCGGAGCTTGAACTTCGGCGTGCCGTCCTTGTGGAAGTGGTAGCGGTCCTGGACCTTGGCGACGCGCTCGTCGACGCAGACGAGCTTGCCCTTCGGCGTGCAGCCGCGCTTCTCGGCCTTCGCCTCGGAAGCGGCGACCGCGGACGGCGACATCTTCGCCCACGCGCCCGCTTCCGCCTCAGCAGCGGCACGCGACGCGGCGCGACGCTCCTTGAAGGAGCGCCCGCAGTATTCCTGGTAGCCCTGCCGACACAGGTCGCGGGCCGCCTTGACCGACGCCTTGCGCTGGCCGAAGGTCATGTCCCCGAGGCCACGACGGCGACGGCGCTTGGTGGTGGTGCGGCGATGGCCCTTACGCTTCGCCGGCTTTCGCTTTCGAGTTGCCATGATTCACCTCTTGCGGCCGACCGGCCGACTCCCCGCCGGTCAGCGTCGACGGAGGGACACGAGCACTGCGACACCGGCTGCACCCGCCGCGACGAGGGCCCAAGGCACCCCGCCCGGAGCGGGCGCGACAGCGTTCGGATCTGGGGCACGACGCCCCGCGGCCGCGATGGCCGCCTGCGTCTGCTGCGGCGTCGGCATCGACGTTGCCGCAGGGAGATCGGCGGAGTTCGACGTGCGTACCGCCGCGCCAGCCGTCGAGCCCGTCGAGGAAGACGAGCCGCCTTGAATGCTTGCCGACGGCGAGATGCTCGGCGTCGCGGGCACCGTGGTCTCGGTCGTCCGCGTCGTCGTCGTTGGCGCGAGTTCGTTCGCCGGCTGCGAGGTCGGCGGCAGCGCCGTGATCTTCGGCAGCGTCGCGACCATCGCCGGGTTGTCGATCTCCGCCTGCACGACGATGAGCACGCGATTGAGCGCGTCCGGGAGCGAGACGTTGCGGGGGAAGAAGGAGCAGTCCGGATCCGACAGCGTCCGCAGCACAAGCGGCTGCATGAGGTCGTACTTCGGCTTCTTCCTCCGCTTGCGGCGCCAGAAGGCGAGGCGCAGCACGCCGGTCGCGAGGAGCGAGACACCCGCCGCGACGCCGCCCGCGATCGGGTTGATCGTGGACGCGACCGCGGTCGCCGTCGCGAACGACGCGTTCACGATCTGCGACGTCGTCTGCTGCTTCGCGGCGACGCGCGCCTCGGCAGCGGCCTTCTGGCTCGCACGCGCCTCGTCGATCGAGACCTCGATGTTCCCGCCGAGCGTGTTCGTCCAGTAGGGGACGTAGTTCGTGAGGTACCAGCCCGCCGAACGCGTCACCTGGTCGGCGAGCGAGCGCGAGAGGATGTGGTTCGCCCACGCCTTCGCCGCGCGGAGCATCACGCCCGGGCCGACGACGAAGAACTTCTTCCGATCCGCCTTGCGCGCGGCGTGCTTGTCGATCGAGTACCAGGGCGAACCGATCTCGTCGATCGGCCGATGCGCGATGCTCACGTACCAGAAGAACCACGGATCGGTGAAGCGCGCCTTGATCTTCGCCGAGTCGAACTCGGTCGGCAGCGTCTTCCCGTAGACGTAGCCCTCGGGGTAGAAGCCATCGACGCCGTCGGCCTGCGCCTTCGCGAAGAGGTCGAGACGCGGATCTACCCACGGCGCGAAGTTGCCCGCGAGCCACGCGGTGGCCTCGCCCGTCGTCCACCACTCCGCCCACTGCGGACCGAAGCACAGCCGACGACCCGCTTCCGCGAGCGCCGCGTTGTTCGTGCCGACCAGCTCGTTCACGAGCCCCTGGAACTCGGTCGGCAAGCCGTCGCCCGGCGTCTTCGTCGGCGCCTTCTGTCCGCCCTGCACGGCCGTCTCCGGCACGTCGGCGTTCAGGAAGGCCGGCTGCACGTTCACCGCGAAGTGCGCGATCGAGACCCACGTGTAGACGCAGGTGAACCAGTCGGCGTAGAGCTTCGCGACTTCGAGCCGGAGCGCCGTACCGACCGGCGGGAGCGGGCTCGTAAACGGCGGCTGGTTCGCGGCCGCAAGGAGATCCGCGAGCCCCTTCTGGGCCGCCGTGTAGATGTCCGCGCGGAACGCGACCTTCATCACGTTCTCAGGCGTGCATGCGTAGTTCGCCTCGGTGTACTGGATCATCTTCCACATCTGGGGTTCCATCTCGAAGAGCTGGAATCCCTGCGGGAAGAGTTCGGGGCGGATGCCGTTGTCGACGATGCCCTTGAGCGCCGAGGTCTGCACGTCGACGACGCCGCGAGCGGCCGCCATCGACTTCATCACGCGCAGCACCTCGACGGTGACGCCGCGCTGGACCGCTTCCTTCTCCTCGGGCGTACCGACAAACGTCGGCGCCGGCGGAGGCGGAGGAACGGGCGGCTCGACGGGCTGCGTGAGCACGACCTGCGGCGGGGGCGGCGGGGGCGGCTCCGGCTGCGGAGGCCGCGAGGCCTGCTCGCGCGCGAGGATCTGGTTGTACCACGCGATGAGGGCGTCGATCTTCTGCCGCATCGCTTCCCGCAACGGCCAGTAGGTCGTGTACGGGATGTACTTGTCCTTGATCGAGTTGTCGATGTTCGTGTAGGCCGGGCGCAGGCGCTCCAACGCGGCCTCGATGTCGGCCTTCGAGACCGCCATGTTCGCCTGGTCGAGCGCCGCGTTCGCCTCGTTCACGAACTTCTGCGCGAGCGGCTGCAGCGCGCCGAGCCCAACCATCTGCGCACGAAGCGGCCTCGACGGCTCGACGCGGCGTCGGATGGGCGGAAGCTGGCGACGGATCACGCGCTGCATCGGGTCACTTCAGGAGGAGCGCTGCGAGGATGACGGCGGCCGCGACGCCGCCCGCGATGTAAAGCGTCTTGTTCGACGACTCATCCGCAGCCGGCTGCTCGTCCGGGGGCGGCGCCTGGTTCGGGTTGCCGTTCGCCGCGGCCGCAGCGTTCGTCGCGGTCTGCGCGCCGGCCTGGTCGGGCGTGAGACCCGTGCCGTCGGTCGAGACGCCGGGCTGCGCGGTCACGTTCTGGGTGCCGTTCCGCGCCGACTGGATCTGCGCGAAGATGTTCGCACCCGTCTGCACGGCCTGCGAGGCGTAGCTCGTCTGCACCGTGCCCGTGCGGGCTTCGCACGCGCCGGCGTACACGCCGCCGACCATGCTGACCGAGGCGCCCGCGACCGCGAGGTTCCGGTTCGTGGTCGCCGACGAGCCGACGTTCGCCGCGCCGAGCGTGGTGAGGAGCGTGCCGCTACCCGCCAGAATCTCCTGCGCGATGCGGGCGCCGGTGCTCGTGCAGCCCGCCGTCGCGCCGAGTCCGCCGAGCCCGTAGGCCGCGCCGAAGCCGCGGGAAACCGCACGCTGGGCCGCGAGACCCGCGATCGTCGCGCCCGCACGTTCGGGCTCCTCGTAGCGCCGCGCCGCGTGCAGGGCGCGCGGGAGGATGCTGCGCCCGAGGCTCTGCGCGTTCGCGGGGAGCTGCGCCGAGACCGGCGGTACCATGCCGCGCACCGTGCGCCCGATGACGCCCGGGGGCGCGGTCGGGATGCTCGGGAGGCCGGAGGTCATCATGGCGATCGCCGCAGGGTCCATCGAGCCCTGCATGGCGGTCGCGCGGAGCGGGAGAACCTGACGCATGATTACCTCTTGGCCGGCTTGCCGAAGCCCTGCGCGAACGCGACGGGGATGACGATGATGGGGAACCACGCGCCGAGCAGCGACCAGCCGATCGCCCAACCGACACTGCCGCGGTTCCGCTTGTAGCCGTGGTAGGCGCCGACGCCGCCACCCGCGAGCGAAAGCCCGAGCCAAAGCATCGTGTAGAGCGAAAGCCCACTCGCCGTGACTTCGCCGAGCCCGCCGAGCCCGCCGAAGCCCGCGAGCTTGCGCGCGACGGCCGCCGGGGTGTTCGGATTCCACGCCGCGGTCGGGTGATCGGGCGTGCCGATCGCGCCCCACGTCGGGAGCGTGCGCTGCTGCGGGTAGGACGGCGAGACGACCGGCGCGGGACGCCAGTCCATGGTCATGTCGGGAACGAAGGGGTTCGCCATGCGTTCAGATTCCGATGCGCTGGCGCACGCCGGCGCGGATCGCAGCGACGGAAGCCATCGCCTGGGCCGTATCGGCCGCGCGCTCCATCGCACGCGACTGCTCGACCGCTCTCGCAGCCACGCCGTACGCTTCCGGAGGCGCCGACGTGGGCTGCGAGGTCGGCCGAACACGTGGGGATGCCAGTAGCGCCGCGGGGACGGGCGCGTACTCGACTCGGGGGAGGGTGTTCCCGCGCGCGGCCGCAGCCGTCGCCTGGGGGTAGACCGGAACGCCGGGCGGCGTGCGCATCGCCGTGACGGTGGCGCCGGCCGAGATCCGGGTCGGAAGGAGCGCCTGCGAGACGCTCACCGCCGACGTGAGCGCACCGCGGGTGTCGGGGCGCGAGACGCCGTCCGGACCCTGCTTGTGCTGCTGGAACATGAGGCGCTGGGGCATCAGCATGGCGCCGGCGAACTGCTCCGCCTGCGCGACCTGCTGGTAGGCCTCCATGGCGAGCGCGGTCTTCCCGGGGTTCCGGGTGACCTGCGCGACCCGCAGGAGTTGGACCGGCAGCCGACGGATCGCCTCGGGAGCCTGGTAGGCCGTTCCGAAGGCGCGAGGGTCGATGGTGGCGTAGCCGGACATGGGGGTCACATCTTCTATACCCCGGTTCGGACGACAGACCGCACTCGGAAGGGGGTTGCGCGGGCCTGCGGCCCTTGGTAGGGTCGATTTCAGCAACAACACCTTCGTCCAAGCGAAGACGTTGAACACCCGGAGGGGGAAGGGATCTCGATCCCCTCCCCTTTCCTCTTTCGAGGCCTCCGATGCCGTCGCAACTGCCCTCGCCCATCGTCCACGGCGCCCCGACCGAGGAGGCCCCGCGCACGTTTTGCGACCTGCCCATCAGCCACCGCCACGTCGTGAAGGTGCTCCCGGGCCCGGAGTTCCGCCGCTGGGCGCGCGAGACGGGCGAGCTGGTCTGCTCGTCGTGCCTCGCCTACGCGCACCCGGCGTGAGTCAGAGCAGGAAGTCGCGCGTCTTGCGCGCGCCGCCGTACTCCCAGCCAGGCGTCGCATCGCGCACGGTCGGGTCGAGGGCGATGAGCTTGCCGCCCGCGCGCTGCGTGGTCGCCATCGCGTAGACGTGAGCCCAGCGCTTGCCGTCGACCGAGATCACGCGAGCGCGCGTGTCCCGCCAGCCGACTGCCTTCAACAGCGTGCAGAGCGTGATCGTCGCGTCGTCGCAGTCGCCGACGCCCGCTTCGAGCGTCTTCTCGACCGTGCAGAAGAGGTCGTACTCGTCGGGATCCCGCACGTACTGCACGTTCAGCACGACGAAGTTCCAGATGAGGATCATCGCGCACTCGTCGTTGCTCGCGGCGACGTTCCCCGGGCTCCGGTAGTTCTTCCCCCACGCCGTGACGTAGGGCCCGCGGCTGTCCGTGCCGTCGACGACCCCGTTCACGATCTTCCGCGCGAGCTTCTTCGTCTCCGGGTCGTCGAGCGAGCGTCGAACCTGCCGGCCCATGAGGCTGACGTGGTCCTCGATGCTGTTGCTCTCCCAGAACGCGGCGGTGGGATCCCCGAGGTCGACGTGGCGTGCCATACCCCTGACATACCCCGCTTCGGGGGCGAGACCGAAGGCGACGGAAAATGAACGGCCGCCGAAGTTTCCCTCGGCGGCCGCCCCCAGCACGCACGGGAACCACACCCATGCAGTCGGCACGATAGCAGGCTGGACAGGTGCGTCAAGGGGGTCTTCCGTCCTTGACCTTCGGCGAGTCCGAGGGCTACGTTGCGAGTCCCAGCCAAGACCACCCGCCGCTCGCCGACCGTGCGTGGCGTGGGTCTGCACGTCCGAAGGAGCCACATGTCCGAGTCGACCCCCGTCGAGACCTCGTCTGACGCCCCGCGCAGCACGACCGTCGAGACGCTTACCGCCGACCCCTACATCGAGTACGCGCCGGGCCCGATTCCATGGGTCGAGCCCGAAATCCAGGCCTGCTTCCCGACCTCGGGGCCCGTGCACGCCTACATGCACTGGGTCACGCAGACGACGCACACGCCGAGCCTCTTCCACCTCGCGTCCTACCTCGTGAACCTTGCCCAGCGCTACGCCTCGCTCGGCATGCGCATCGAGGTCCAAGGGATGCTGCATCGCCCGCGGCTCTACTCGCTGCTCGTCGCGCCGAGCGGCGTCGGCAAGTCGACGCCGATCGCTCGCGCGCAGCAGTTCTTCGAGGAGAGCGCGCGTGGACACGTGCCGTCGCCCGTGCCGCAGTCGCACATGATCACCGCGGATTCGACGCCGAACGGCATCCAGCGGCTCATCCACGAGACGATGGTGCCCGAGTACGGCAACGAGCACTCGATGTTCGTCTGCGAAGAAGCCGAGCGGCTCTTCGTGCGCTCCCGGCAGCATCCGACCGACGCGCTCTTCTGTGCGCTCTTCGACGGCAACGTCTCGCAGCACGTGACCGCGAAGAACGTCGTCGACGCGTCGAAGGGTCAGGACAAGCTCTCGAAGCTCTACGCGCCCATCGTCTCGCTCCTCTTCGCGATGCCCGAGGCATCGTTCTCGGGCGAAGGCATGGACCGCGTCTCCGAGGCCGGGCTCATCCCGCGCTTCCTCGTCTTCCGCGGCTCGCCCCGTCCGCCGAAGGAGGCGCAGCAGGCGCACCCGACCGGTCGCGCGATCGCGCTGCAGTCGCTCGAACTCGCGCTCGAATGGTTCGACCAGGTTCGGGCCGCGATGGCTGCCGGCATCGACCCCTGGAACCACGAAGCACCCCCCGCTGACCCGTTCGTTCGCGTGAAGCTCTCCCAGGGGGCCCGCGAAGTCTACCACCGCCGCGTGACGGTCCCCGACCGCGAGGCGTTCGAGCGCATGGTACGCAACCCGAGCGACGATGTGCGCAACATGCGCTCCTATCGGCTCCGGGCCTACGACCAGGCGTACGTGATCGCGGCGCTCTACGCCCTCGCCTCGGGTGTGCAGGGCCGGTCCACGGTCCAGGACCACCTGATCGTGCAGGACTACGAGATGGAGTGGGCCCTGAACCTCGTCGACCTCTCGGTCGCCTACATGACCCGCAAGCTGCCTGCCCTCGGCGCCGATCCGGCCTTGCGCGCTAACGCACTTCTCATCGAACTCTTCGAGGCCACAAGCACGAAGACGCTCAAGAAGACGCAGGTGATCAACCGAATGGAGCATCGGGGCATACCCGCAGCCGCGACGCTGACGGCCCTGGAGTCGCTCATCCTCGGCGGCAAGGTCGAGGTCATCGCCGAGCCCCCCACGGGGAAGAAGGGTCGACCGAAGGTTCCGCGCTACGTCTACGTCGGAGAGCCCCCAGAAGACGCCGAGGACGCCTGACCCGCTCCCGGACATAGGGGAAGCGCCCCAAACGCCTAGAAGGCCCCTTCCTGCCCCGGGAAGGGGCCTTCGCCGTTGGGGGCGTTGAGACCGCCTCGCGCGTGCACGCCCGCACACGATGACGTGTGTGGTGTTCTGAGGGGGGTGGGGGGGTCACACGTACCCCCCGTCGTGAGGGGTGTCAGAATACGTATGTATGTATGAAAATAAAAAATAAAAATAATACATACGTATAGACTACCCTACCGAAACCATTGAGCTTTTCGTCACGGACCCTCCGATGGATCAAACCGTCCGAAACCATTTGTCGCTCTGCGCACCGTGTAGGCAAGGTGTGCGTGTGTGCACGCTGTCGCTACGTTTCGCCATGCCTCCGAGCCGATCGAATAATCCCGAGGCCCGATTACGACGCAGCGCGTCACGAAGCGAACACGCTTGACGTGTGACAAACGCCTGCGTACTGTCCTCGCAACCCCTGACCGCAGGAACGAGCTTCGGAGCGAGCCATCGCCCCGAGCGGTGCGCGCGTGCATTGCACGCGTTGCGAGGCGACCCGACCGTGCACAGCCGTCACTCGATCCCGTCCGACCCTCGGCGCCCTTGGCTCGGCGTTACGGTCGCCCACCCTGGGGTGCCAGGAGGGCGGCGGGGGAGAGGTCGGCTGGGTGCAACCGTGGAACCGCTGAGCACCAGCTCCGCAGCTCCTTCCTGGGGTCAGGATCCCCGCGTGAAACAACCCATGAAACACTGAAACACCACGAAACCCCCCTGCGCAACATGGATTCGTAGGGGTGTTTCAGCGGTGAAACAGTGGACTGAAACAAGGTGTTACAGCCCATGCCTGCCGCCAGCCTCCTCGCCTCCTCGTCCTACGCACTCGGCGTCCTCGCCGGGGCGTTGACGCTCTTCGCGATCTTCCTCGTCGTGCTCTTCGTCGTCCGCGACTACGCGCGGTCGAAGAGCAAGGTCTCCCTGCCCGTCTTGCAGGAGCTACAGCGCTGCGAGACCTGCTCGTTCTGGGACCGGGACCTCTTTCGGCAGCAGGTCGCGAAGCATCCCGCCTTCGTGGGCGCTGCCGAGGTCGTCGGTCCGGCCGAGATGATGGCGGGCTACACCTACAACGACGCCGGCGAACGTACCGGCATCGCCGTCGACGACCCACACGTGCGGAATGCGACCTGGAACGACGCGGGCGTCTGCAAGCACCACGACCTCGGGACGCTGAAGATGGACGTCTGCGAGGACTGGTGTCCGCGCCGCCCGAGCACCCGGCCCGGAGCCTGAAGGAGCCCGCCCGATGAGCTACCGCACGATCGACGACCCGAACGAGCTGGACGCGCCGCAGCTTCACGTGCCGACGGCGATGGACCAGCGCCGCTACCTCTCGACCGGGAACGTGTGCGGCACCTGCAAGCACTTCTCGGCGCGCGAGGGCCAGCGGCTCATCGAGGGGACGAAGTTCCTCGAAACGCTCGTCCGCGAGCACAAGTGGCAGGTGCGGCACCTCGGCGCACCGCCCGCCGACCTCGGCGACTGCGGCCAAGCGCGCAGTGGCAGCGCAGGCGAAGACACGATGCTGACCTCGAAGATGGCGGTCGCGTGCGACCAGTACAAGGCGAGGTGATCCATGCGCATCGAGAAGACGATCGACGACGTGGCGAAGCAGATGTTCGACGAGCTGGCGATCGACCTCGCGACGCGGAAGATCGATGCGCTGCCGTCGCGGGAGGAGATCCGGGGAGCGATCGCCTTCGCCTTCTGCATGGGGGCGCCCGAGCGCATGCGGCTGCCCGAGCACGTGCGCATCGCCGCGCGCCTCTTGAAGGCGCGCCGGTGGGGCATCCCGATCACGATCCACTCGGGGACGCGCGGCGTCCACGAGAGCTTCCTCGCCTACGCACGCAAGCACGGAATCGACATCCCGGGAGCCTGACCATGACCCAGCACGCAGACGCCACCTGCAGCGACCCGAACTGCGAAGCCCGCAGCATCATCCTACGCATCCTCGACCTCTTCCTGACGGCCAACGTCGGAGACGCGATCGTGATCGGCAACGAGAAGCACACGATGCTCGTCGTCAAGCTCGTCGATGCGGACGACCCGGAGGAGCGCTCCGACATCGTGATGCTCTCGAAGGCGTGGAACAGCGCGTTCCACCGCGACCTCCGTGCGGGCGCGTGCGAGAAGCTCGCGGACACGCTGGAGCAGATCGCGGCGAGCCACAACGCGATCTGCAGCGCCGGCCCGTTCACGGCGCCCGGAGGTGAGGGATGAGCTACTTCTTCGTCTGGCTCGTCATCGTGTCGAGCATCCTTTACGTGCTGACCGAGGCGACCGTCGGCCGGCTCTGGCGGCTCTTCGTCGCGCCGTGGCATCCGATGCTCGCGGTGCTCGTCTACTGCCGCGCGTGCACGGGCTTCTGGGTCGGCGTCGCGACGTGGAAGCTCTTCCCGGTCGCGGTGTGCCCCTGGCCGTGGTGGACGGTGCCGCTCGTCTCGGGCGGAGCCGTGATGATGCTCGGCTACGCGTGGAACCAGGTCGCCGACAACCACGCCTACGAGCTGGAAAAGGATGCGCTACTGCACCTCGTCGAGGTGCGCGAGAGGGGCCGGGGACGATGACCATGCGGAAGGTGAATGCGCACGTGCGCGATGGGGTAACGACGTACATCGGCCCCGGCGGCATCCGCCACGGGTCGCAGGAAGAGATCCTGCCGAAGCCGGGCGGAGGCTACGTCCTCTGCTTCAGCACGCCATTCCACGACGAGAACGGCTGCTACGTGCGCTTCATCCGGCCCGGCAAGCCGGCGGGGCGTGCGGCGCGCAACGCCGCGGTGCGGGCCGCTCTCCGCCGTGAGCGCGAAGAGCGTGCGGCCGAAAGGAACAGCACGGTTTTCCACACGGCGAACGGTCCGGTCTCGATTCCGAGGCGGGCGGCGGCGGCTGCGGCTGGCTGACCCAAGAGGAAGGGTGAGGCGGGTCGAGAGACCCTTCCCCCTCCGGGTGTTTCGTCCTTCGCTACGACGAAGGTGTTGTTGCTACCAACCAACCAGGGGGCCGCAGGCCCCCTCCGAGGAGCTGCATGGGCAAGCGCGGACGAGCGAAGAAGGCGGCCTCGGGTTCGATGCCGGAGGTGATCATGCCGGAGAAGACGACCCCGGACGCGCCGGCGGCGACGTCGTGGAACATGGGTCTGAACCGCAACGGAAAGATCCCGACCCTGAAGGAAATGCCGACCGAGGAGATCGAGCGCCTCGCCGACTCGCACGAGAAGGTGATGGTCACGATCCAGCGGCGGAACAACCGCGGCCAGCTCGCGAATCTCGGCTACTCCGGGATGTTGTGGACGCCGGCTGAGGTACTGAGCGTGGCCGACTGGCTCCTTCCGCGCGCGGGCGGCGGGCTCTACGTCATCCGCGTTTCCGATCCGAAAAATCCCGTGCAGCGGCTCGTGCCGTCCTTCGAGGTGCCGATCGACGCGCAGCCGAAGACGCCGATCCCCTACCATACGAACGTCATCGGAGCGCCGATCTTCGGCGTCACCCACGAGGCGCGTCAGCCGTTCTACCCAACGCCGGCGATGCCCATCCCGCCCGGCCCCGTGATTCCGATCACGATGCCGAGCATCGATCCGTCCAAGATGCGTACCGAGGAGCAGGACAACGCGCCTGTCGTCCCGGGCGTCCTTCCACCGCCGAGGAATCCAATGAGCAGCAAGTGGTCGCAGGGTCTCGATCCGGTCGCGTTCGCGCACATGGCGCAGAGCGCCGCAGCACAGGCGCCGATGGCCGGCGCTCCGCAGGTCTTCGGCTACGGCGTGCCTGGGGCGATGGTGGCGGGCGCCACCTTCAACTCGGATCAGCTCGCGGTCGACCAGCTCCGTCGCATGGAGGCCGATCGCGCGTCGTTGCAGACGAAGCTCGACGCGCTCCTGGAGCGCGCCGATGCGCGCGAGCGCGACTACGAGAAGCAGCTCCGCGAGCAGCAGGAGCGACACCGCGAGGAGCTGCACAACCTGCGGCTCGAAGCGCTAAAGGCAGAGCTGACGGCGAAGACGGCGGCCCCCGCGCCCCAGGGGCTCAAGGTGCCCGAGCTGATCGCGGCGCTCGCGCCGTTCGCGCCGGTCTTCGCGGCCTTCGTCACGTCCTCGAAGGAGAGTGCGACGAAGAGCATGGAGGTCCAGCAGCAGGGCCTCAACCAGCTCATGCAGCTCATGGTCTCGCAGGCGAATCGGCCGTCGCCGGATCCGCTCTCCGCCGTCGAGAAGCTCATGCCCCTGCTCACGGCCCAGCGCGGCGGTGGCGGCGAGGGACACGCGGCCCTCGTCGAGGCGCTCGGCAACATGAACCTCCAGCAGACCGCCATGGTCGCGCAGCTTCTCGAAGGCCTCGCGGCTCAGGGTGGCGGCGATTCGACGCCGGCGTGGCTCCCGATCGTGCAGCAGATCGGGCAGGGCATGCTCGCGATGGCCCAGGGCGCCGCCGCGGACCGGCAGCGGGCGATGCTCGGCACCACGCCGCAGTTCGCTGCGCCCCCGCGCTCGCTCGGGGCTCCGCCGGCGCAGGTGACGCGTCCGGCGCCGCAGCCCACCGCCTACCGGACGCTCGACGAGGAGCCCGCCCAGGTTCCGCAGGCGCCCCAGGTGGCTGCCCCGCAGCCCATCGTCACGCCGCCCCCGCAGCCGATGGTCAACCTCAACCCCGCGATGCTCGACTACCTGCCGGCCGAGTACCGCACGCCCGAGTGGCGCGCCATCATCATCGCCCTGCACGAGGGCCAGGACCCCGAGCACGTCGGCCGGATGATCGGCAAGCACCTCGACCACCTGCTCGATTTCGACATGCTTCCGAGCGCCCTCGGGAACTTCCTCGTCGAGCCGCGGGAGGCGCTCGCCCGCCTCGTGCAGCCCCTCCCGATCTACACCGCGAACCACGCCTACTGCGAGGTCGTGATCGAGGAGACGCTGCAGGCGCTCTACCAGCTCGGCACGCTGGAGCTGACGCAGGAAGAGGAGGAGCCCGGCGACGAGGAGCCCGAGGACGAGGGGGACGAGACGCCGGAGGAGGACGTGGAAGCGCAGGCTTCCTGACGCATCTTCGCTACGAAGACGAAACCCCCGCGCAATCGGTTGACAACCGCGCGGGGGTTTCGTACGTTCTGGTCTCGCGCTCGCCGCTACGGGCGCGGGGAGAGTGCCATGATTCGGCCGGAGACGGTCGAGGAGATTCGCGGAGCGCTTGGCGAGGTCGCAGCATCACGCATGACGTACGAAGGCGAGGAGCGGACCACGCAAGCGTCGGCCGACTTCGAGCGGCTGTTCGGAGGTGAGACGTGACTTGGCTCGTCGTTCGTACCGAGAACGAAGTGCGCGTCTACGGCGAACTTCACCCGAAGCTGCCGACGCCAGCGCGGACACCGGCGGCTGCGCGTGTTCTTCGCGAACGCATGGCGATCGCGCTCGCCATGCTCAAAGGAGGTGTAGCGTGACCACCGAGGGCAAGAAGCTCGACGCCGGCAAGCGTCGGTTCACGCTGCTCCCGTGGAGCGTCGTCGGCGAGGTCGTCGACGTCTTGGAGTTCGGCGCGCGTAAGTACGCTGTCGACAACTGGAAGAAGGTCCCGGACGCCGAGACGTGCTACGTGAACGCCGCGCTCCGACACGTGACCGCCGTGATCGAGGGGGAGAAGTTCGACCCGGAGAGCGGGCTTCCGCACCTCGCGCACGCGATCTGCTCGCTCATGTTCGCCCGTTGGTTCCAGCGGCAGGAGGATGTGTGATGACGAAGAAGACGACGAAGCAGAAGTACGGTGTGCAGGTTCCGATCGCCGGCTTGGTCTACATCGAGGTCGAAGCCGAGAATGAGAAGGAGGCTGAGGAAGCCGCCTGGGAGGCGATCAACGAGAGGGGCGCGGAAGCGGGCGAACTGGAGTGGGAGTTCCTCGACGTGATCACCGAAGGCAACGTCTGTCGTGCGCCGTGCGACCGCATCACCGTGGACAAGTTGAAGTGACCTGGCGCCCCTACAACAAGTTCGGGTGGTGGACCATCCACCTCGACAAGCTCTCGACGAGGCACGAGAAGCTCCTCGAAGACCTGAGCAGCGTGCCGGGCATCACCGTCGGTGCCGGCGAGTCGCGTGGGGGCTACTTCCTGAACGTCGGCGTCACCGCGCACGAGTCGGCCATGATGACCGACGTCTTCCTCGCGTTCGAGGATGTCGTTGGGTTGTGTATGGGCGGCGGTATCGAGCCCGACGACGGGCTTTGGGAGGGCGCGCGTCAGCTTCGCCCGTACCAGCGCGAAGCCGCGCGCTTCCTCTGCGCGACGGGCGGCGGCATGCTCTGCGACCAGATGGGCCTCGGGAAAGGGCTGCCGAACGCGACTGGTGTACTGACGCCGACCGGGTACGTGCCGATCGGAGCGTTGCGCGTCGGCGACGTCGTGTGTGACACGCTCGGCGGCACGTGCCGGGTTACAGGCGTGTTTCCACAAGGGGCGCGGCCTGTGTTTCGTGTGACGATGGCCGACGGAACGTCTGTCCTTGCAGACGATCAGCATCGCTGGCTCGTTCGCTCCCCACAGCACCGATGGGAGAGTAGCGTAGGCGTTGTACGCACGACCGCGGAGCTGTTGGCCGGAGGACTCCGTACGAAGCCGTCGGCGCGTAACGACAGCAACCGTCGGTGGTTTCTTCCGGACGTGACCGAAGTGGCGTTCGCGGCGCAGGATGTGCCGATTGACCCCTACGTGCTCGGGACGATGTTGGGGGATGCGTCGTTGCTGGGAACGGTACGGCTCCATACGCAGGATGCGGATGTGTTGGCCGAGGTGTTGCGCCGTTGGCCGGCGGCACGGGTTTGCACAAGGCCGGGTTTGTCGTTGCCAGGGTTGTTCCGAGCAGTGACGCAGCTCGGGCTTGCGCGAAAACGCGCGTGGGAAAAGTACGTCCCGCGGGTGTACCTCTACAACACCGTCGAGGTGCGGCGTGCGCTGCTGGCGGGGCTTGTGGACACAGATGCCGAGTGTCGAAAGGACGGTACCGTGTGTTACACGTCGACTTCGCAGCAACTTGCGGAGGACGTGGCGTTCTTGGTGCGCGCGTTGGGCGGTGTGGCGTCGGTGCGCCCGCGACGGACTTCGTTCTTGTACGAGGGGGAAAAACGCGAAGGGCGCGTCGCGTACGTTGTCAATATCCGCATGCGAACCAATCCTTTTTTGGCGCAACAGGCGCGACGCCATCGGTGGAAGCCCTCGATCTGCGCACGCGGCATCGAAGCGATCGAGCCGTGCGGTACGATGGCCACAACGTGCATTTCCGTGGACGCGCCGAACGCGTTGTTTCTGACGGAAAACGTGATTCCGACGCACAACACGACTTCGGCCATCGTGGCCGCTGAGACGCTTCGCCGGCGCGTGGACGAGGGCGCTCCGGTGCTCGTCATCGGGCCGAAGTTCGTGCGCGCGACGTGGAAGCGCGAGCTGCTCGAAAACGGGGCGATCGCGTCGCCGAGCGAGTTCTTCTTCGCGACGGGCGTCAAGCCGACGCGCGAGCAAGAGCGCGAGCTTCAGACCGCGCGGTATTGGTTCGTGCACTACGAGATCCTGGAGGCGTGGCGGCACGTCCTCACGCGGCCGCTCTACGCGAAGCGGCCCGTGGTGGCGATCGTCGACGAGGGGCACTGGATCCGCAACCCGAAGGCGAAGCGTACGAAGGCCGTGCTCGCGTCGGCCGGCATCGCGCGGCATCGCATCCTGCTCACCGGCACGCCGCTCGCGAACCGCGTGGAAGACCTCTGGGTTCCGCTCACGTTCGTCGATGGCATGGGCGCATGGGGCACGGCGTTCAGCTTCGCGAGCCGCTACACGATCTTCCAGAAGGACCAGTACGGCTGGAAGTCGCACGGGCCCGCGCGCATGCCGGAGTTCCAGCACCGTCTGTCGCGCAGCTACCTCCGGCGCGAGGTCGCGGACGTGGGGGCGGAGATCCCGGACCTCACGCGCGAGCGCATGCTCGTCGAGCCCACGAAGGACTTCTCCGCCGCGATCAAGAAGTGGGCCGGCGGCGACATGGACCGCGCGCTCTCACGCCTCGAAGATGCGCTCGCGGCCGGGGCGCTCGGCAGCGAGACGCTCTCCGCCTTGACCGAATGGCGGAAGTGGACGTCGAGCGTGAAGGTCCCCGAGACCGCCGCGCTCACCGCGTCGCTCCTCGCCGAGGGCGAGAGCGTTGTCGTCTTCGTCTGGCAGCGGGAGACGGCGGAAGAGCTGGCGCGGGCGGTCGGCAAGGCGCTCGTCAGCTCGCGCGAAGACAAGGCGACCTTCTCTTACCGGGCCCACGTCGTGCACGGCGGGATTCCGCAGGCGACGCGGGACGCAGCCGTGGAGGCGTTCCAGACCTACGCCGGCCCGCAGGTCATCTTCGCGACGATCGAGGCGCTGAAGGAGGGCGTCACGTTGCACGCGGCCCGCCGCGTCATCATCCACGACCTCGACTGGATCCCGGCGACGCTGCTGCAGGCGGAAGCCCGCGTGCATCGTCTCGGCCAGAAGCGCGCGTGCGTCGCGACGTGGATGGTGGTCGAGCGCAGTGCGGACGAGCTGATCGCACGGCACCTGCTACAGAAGGCGAACGCGATGGCGGCCGCGATCGGCGACACCGGCGCGCAGGTCGCCATCGAGGGTGTCGCCCCGGTCACCGAAGACGACATCGGGGCGAAGTACGCCGCGGAGCTGCTGGGAGGTATGGGATGATCCGTTTCGGAACAGGGCGGAAGACGGAGGCGACGGAGTATCCGCCGATCCACGAAGTGCTCGGCATCGCGCCGTCGAGCGGCAGTCCGTGGGGCTCGACGCGGTGGAAGCTCCTCCGGCGCTGTCCCCGCGAGTTCTTCCTGACGCAGAGCGGCGTCGTGAAGTCGAACCATCGCGAGCCGGCGCTCGACTACGGCATCGCCTACCACCACGTCTTGGAGGTCTACTACCGGGCGCTGCAGGGTGGCGCCGACCATCCGGGTGCCGTGCAGGAAGCGTGGGGCGCGCTCGCCCCGATGCGGGAGATTCCGGAGTGCGCCGAGATGTACTCGACGCTCGAACGCATGCTCGTCTCGTACTTCGAGTTGGCGGCGAACGACCGCTGGCGGGTGATCGCGGTCGAGGAAGAGATCGTGTACGAAGGCCGCGACTTCAACTACTCCGTGCGGCTCGACCTCCTCGTCGAGGATCTCGAACGCGGCGGCATGTGGGTCGTCGAGCACAAGTCGGCGCAGACGATCACGGCCGACCTCACGGCTGGCTATTCCCTCGATCTGCAGGTGCTCGGGCAGATTTGGATCGTGCAGGAATGCGTCGACCTCACGCAGTACCCGCCCTTCAAGGGCGTGATCGTGAACATCACGAGCAAGCAGAAGGTACCGCAGCACCAGCGTGTCGAGGTGACGGCGACGCGAGCACACTTGGCGGAGTGGCGCAAGTCGGTTTGTGCCCTCGCGGACATGGAAGCGCTGGCGGAGCGTCACGGCTGGCCCAAGGCGCTCGGCAACTGCACGGGGGCGCCGCGTTACTTCAAGCAGTGTGCCTTTTTCGACATTTGTCACGGCAAGCCCAACATGCCCGTTGACAACCTCGACGAGTATGCGCTACCTATGGGCTTCGTCGTCGACCAGAACCGGAAGGTTCGATGACCAATAGATGCTCTGAATAGATGCATTCAGAGGAAAGGCGGACACGCCCATGACGCAAGTGAACGAAAAGACCCGTGTGCCTGCCGCGAAGCCTGCTCTCTTCGCCGTCCAGCAGACCGCGGAAATCCAGTCGCCCTGGACCCACTGGTTCCTGTACGGCAACAGCGGCAGCGGCAAGACGACCGCCGCCTCGACGTTCCCGTCGCCGCTCTTCCTCGTGCCGTCGGCCGAGGGCTCCGAGCTGACGCTGGCGCACGCCGAGCAGGACTACCCCTACATCAAGATCGGGCGCGACGCGGAGGGCAACCCCGTGAAGCCGCGCGACCACATGCACGCCATCCTGAAGGAGCTGGAAGCGCGTCACATCGAGATGCGCCGACTTCTCGCGGCGGGCGACACGGACGGCGCGGACGCCGTCTTCCCCTGGCAGACCATCGTCTTCGAGTCGATGACGCACTACTGCGCCATGCTGCAGGACGAGATCAGCCAGAACGGCATGCAGAAGATGGACCAGCAGCGCTGGGGCATGATCTCGGACCACCTGCGCGCCGTCCACAGCCGGCTCCGCGGGCTCGACTGCCACGTCGTCTTCACCGCGCTCTCGAAGGTCGAGGGCGAGGAGCGGAGCGCCGAGGGCCTGCCCGACATCAGCGGCAAGATGGCGCGCATGTTGCCCGCGGCGTGCGACGCGATCGGCTTCTGCGAGTGCGTCGAGGGCGGCGGCTCGAAGGCGAACGCCGTCTACCGCATCTACTTCCGGCAGCACCGCGTGTACCTCGCGCGGACGCGGTTCCGCGACATGCCGCCGATGATCGAGAACTTCCACTTCAACGACGTGGCGCGTTTCACGTCGGCGAAGGGGCTCTGAGTTTCCCGTCCGTGATCACGAAACCCGTAACGAAGGACAGACAGACATGATCCGCTACAGCAACAAGCCGAACAACTTCTCCCCGCTCCCGGTCGGCACGTACGACCTCCGCATCGAGTCGGTCGATGTGAAGCCGAAGAACGAGAACGACCAGCTCGTCGTCAAGGCGGTGGTCGTCGGCGGCCCGTCGGACGGCCGCAGCGTGACCGACTGGTTCACGCTCTCCGAGGCGGCCATGTGGCGCGTCGGCAACCTCGTCGAGGCGACCGGCGTCGCGGCGACGGTGGTCGGCGAGGATGCGCAGGGCAACCCGGCGTACGAGTTCGACGAGAACGACCTCGTCGGGCTCTGCTACCGCGTCGACGTCACGATCCGGGAGTACACGAAGGACGGTCAGAAGCGCCAGGCGAACGACTTCAAGAACTTCGCGCCGAGCGACATCAACGGCGGCGCGGAGGAGGAGGAGCCCGAGCCCGCCCCGGCCCCGGCCCCCGTGCAGCGTCGCCAGCCGCCCCAGGCGGCCGGTGGTGGCGTGGCCCGTCGCCCGCGGGGCGCGGCGTGAACGAGGGCCAGCAGCCCGAGCAGGGCATGACCGAAGAGCAGATGCTCGCCGCGCTGGTCCACCAGCAGGCGTTCCTGCTCTCGCATGCCCTGCCTCGGGCGGCGCCCGAACAGATCGTGGTGGCGCTGCAGGAGGAGCTGGCGGCTCAGGATGGGCTCGCGGCGGTCCTGAACGACGTCGTCGACGAGGCGGCGCGCCAGAAGAACCCGATTTGGGGCTTCCGCATCCTGCGGCCTGACGGCAAGGAGCTGACCCGCGCGAGCGTGGCGAAGGCTCTCGACCCGTCCGATCCGCACTACATCCAGCACGTCGCGATCTGGGCGAACGTCCAGGCGATGGTGACGATCCCGGCGCTCCGCGCCGTCTGGCGAGCGCTCGGCGCGAAGGTCGAGTTCTTCCAGATGAAGGCCCCGAGCCCCATCCTCCACCCCTGACGTCGGCACGCGCCGCGTGTCCGGCGATGGGCGACGGCACCCGCATCCCTCGACATCGCGGGACGTCGCCGGGCGCGGCCTTGCGCGTGTCATTCGGTGTGGCCCCGAGCCGACGACGAAGTCGGGGCAACCCTTTCCTCCCGGGAGACCGAAGACCCATGGGCAAGACGAAGAAGACGGCGAAGTCGCCGACGAAGCAGGCGCCGCGAAGTGGCGCGCGAACGATCGAGGACGTGAACGACGTGGAGGCGCTTCTCCGCCGAGGCTGCACGGTGAACGAGTACGCTGAGGCGCTCGGGATCTCGCGCCAAGCGAGCCGCTCGCGGCTGCAGAAGGCGGTCGAGGAAGGCGTGCTCGTGAGCGAGGCTGGCAAGCCGCCGAAGCTCTCGGCGACCGACCTGCTCCGGCCCCCCGTGCGTGCCGGCATCCCGCCGCGCGTCTACCGGCTCAAGTCGGCGAAGGGCTGACCGTCATGACCAGCACCACCACGCACGCTACCATCGCGGAGAACCCCGCTCTCGTCGCGCTCGTCGCAGACGTGCGGGGCTGCGTCCTTCGCTACACGGACACCGCCGGCGCGCTTCGCGTGACGCCTTCCGAAGCGTGGTCCGCGCTTGCGCTCATCGCGCTCCGGGAGATCGCGCGGCATTCGGTGCCCTACGCCGTCGCGACGATGATGCTCTATCGGGCCTACCGGGACCAGGAGGAGCGCGATGGGAAGGTGCGGTGAGCCGGACCAGATCACGCTGGGCGGCGCGATTGGCGTCGTCATCGGCACGATCTTCGCGATCGTGATTCTCGGCGAGCTGGCCGACTGCGGCCGCGAACCGCCACACCCGGCACCCCGCGACATCGAGACGGCCTACGCGGCCGACTGAGGGACCCATGGGCCTGTCCGAACATGCGTTCGGCACGAACGACGAGTGGTGCACGCCCCCGAGCCTCTTCCTGCCGATGGTCTGGGGCTGGGGCGGCATCGACCTCGACCCGTTCGGGCACTTCACGTCGAAGGTCCCCGCGACCGAGCGTTGGACGCTGCCCGAGAAGTGGGCGGCAGCCGAGGGCCTTTCGGACGAGGAGTGGACCGCGCTCCTCGCCGCCGGCTACGTCGAGGGCGACGCGCAGACGCTCGAATGGAACGGGCGCGTGTTCGCGAACGGCCCCTACTCGAACGTCGCGTGGTGGCTCTCGCGTGCCGCGGACGCTGCCGAGCAGCGCGAAGCCCACGTCATCGGGCTCATCCCCGTGCGGCCGAACAACACGTGGTGGGACACGTACGTCTGGCGTCGCGCTTCCGCGATCTGCTGGCCCCGCAAGCGCGTCACCTTCGAGGGTACGCAGCGCAACGGCAAGAAGGGCGTGAACGCGCCGTTCCACGTGTGCCTGCCGTACTACGGCAACGAGGCGACGGTGTTCGGCTTCATGTACGAGCACGTCGGCCACATCCAGATTCTCCGCCCCCAGACGCTCCCGTTCCGGAGCGAGCTTCTCCAGCACTTGCAGAGGTAGACCATGAGCCACAGCGTCTTCGGCCCGCCACTCGCCGAATGCGCGATCTGCTCGCTCCGTGAAGGATGCGAGCAGCGCAAGTTCGTCACGTCACACGTCGGCAAGAACTACCGCCCCGGCGGGCTCATGCTCGTCAGCGAGTTCCCGGCGAAGATCGACGTGCAGCAGGGGCGCCCGCTCACCGGGCGCGTCGGCCAGCTTCTCGACGCCCTGCTCGAATCGGCCGGCATCGACCCGGAGTCGACGTGGAAGACGTCCGTGCTCCTCGGGATGCCGAAGAGCACGAAGCCGAAGGACCTGAAGGAGCACCGGACCGACATCTACGCGTGCCTGCCGCGGCTCGACGCGGAGATCACGACCGCGCAGCCCCGCGTCATCGTCGCGCTCGGCCAGCTCGCGCTCGAAGCCTTCACCGGCCACGCCGAGACGAAGCCGCGCCTCCTCGACAACCCCTGCGACCGCTGCAACCCCGAGACGCGGAAGATCGGGCCGGTCATCCAGTGCTTCAACGGGGCCTGCAAGCACACCGTCGACGTGCCGAAGTTCACGCGCGTCGACGAAGTGACCGGCGAGGTTGGCGTCGACAAGGCGGCGCTCGACGCATGGCGCGACGACTTCCTCGCCCGCAACCCGAACTGCCTCATGTGCGACACGTCGTGGAAGCGCGCGAAGCCGAAGATGCTCGCGTGCCCCGAGTGCGGCGGGAAGAAGAAGCGCGTCGGTGAAGAGACGCTCTTCCGCGTCGACCGCGTGCTCACGGGTCGCGAAGGCGTCGTCGGCGCCGTCTTCCACGCGGCCGACCTGCCCGGCAACCTGACCGAGCTGGGCGTGAAGTACATGATCCCGACCTACAGCCCCGGCCTGCTCATCCTCCCGACGCGTGACGGCGCGAAGGCGGGGAAGTTCCTCGTCGGCGGGCAGTTTGCTGCGCGCGCGGCTGTCGACCACCTGAAGAAGGCCCACCAGCTCCTCACGCGTGAGGCGCGCTTCCACGTCGACGTGCTCTCGACGGCGAACGTCTCGGACCGCACCGCCGCGCAGATGCTCGTCGACTACACGCGCGAGCCCGGCGACTTCACGGTCGACATCGAGACCAACTCGAAGAAGGGCCCGTGGGGCGTCACGCGCATCGTGTGCATCGGCATCCACCGCATCGGACGCGAGGATGGGCTCGTCGTCGACACGCGGAGGATCGGCGACAAGTGGTACCCCGGCAACCCGGTCTACGACGCGCTCATGGCCTTCCTCGAATCGAAGGCGCACGGGAAGGTCTTCCACAACGGGCCCTACGATCTCGTCGTGATGCTGCGGATGTGGGGCGTCGAGGTCGAGGGCGTGATCGGCGATACGCTTGCCGCGCACAACGCCTGTTACCCGGACGAGGAGCACGGCCTCGGCTTCTGCGCGCACGAGCTGACCGATGCGCCCGCGTGGAAGGGCGGCGAGGCGAAGACGGAGTCGGAGTGGGAGGCCCAGGCCGAGCTGAGCGGCTACCGCACCTTCGACGACCTCGCGCTCTACAACGCGCGCGACCTCGTCGCCACCGCCGGCGTGTGGACCGCGCTCGCCGGCCACGGCACAGCCCCCGGGCGTCTCGACGTCGAGGGTGTGCGCTCGGCGTTCCACGTCGACATGCAGATGTACCCGATCGGCATCGAGATGGAGGTCGCCGGCCTTCCGCTGAGCCAGGATGCGCTCGACAAGGTCGATCGCGAGCAGAGCGCAGAGCTGGCGACGCTCCTCGCGCAGATGCGCGAGCAGATTGGGGAGCCCGACTTCATCCCCACGCCGAAGTCGCTCGTGTGGGCGCTGCACGCGGAAGACGGCCCGCTGCGCCTGCCGGTCTACGCGACGACCGACAAGACGCAGCAGCCGAAGCTCGACCAGGAGACGCTGAAGCTCTACCGCAAGGAGCCCTTCGTCGACACGCTGCTGAAGTACAAGAAGATCGAGTACAACCTCTCGCACTTCGTCCGCTCCGAGGAGCTGCGCACGGCGTCCGACGGGCGGCTGCACCCGGTCTGGAAGGTGTGGGGCGCGAAGACGGGGCGCTGGACCTCGAATCCGAACGTGCAGAACTGGCCGGGCTGGATGCGGGCCGTCTTCGTCGCTCCGGAGGGCCGGACGTTCGTGGGTGCGGACCAGTCGCAGTTGGAGTTCCGCATCATGGCTTCCTTGTCGGGCGACGAGAACCTGATTCATCGGTGTTCCACGGCTGACGAGAGCGACAAGCTGAACCCTGAGTGCGACCCGCACAGCTACGTGGCCTCGCTCGTCTTCGGTGCGAGCTTCACGATGCTCGACCGGAAGGACCCCGCGCACAAGAAGACCGCGCCGGGCGAGCCGCCGTGCAAGTGCCAGAAGTGCCAGCGCGCGACGCTCCGCGACATCGTCAAGCGCGTCGTCTACGGCCTGAACTACGGCGCGGGCGCGCAGACCGTGCTCGACGCGATCTACAACGGCGGCTACGACGGTGCCCCGCTCACGGTCGCGTTCATCGAGCGCGTGACCGGGATCTACTTTCGCACGTTCCCGAAGGTGCCGCTCTGGCGCAACGAGATCGTGCGCGTGGCGGAGGAGACGCGGGAGATCCGGAGCCCGCTCTACAAGCGCCACCGCATCTTCCCGCTCGGCGGCATGGAGCCGTCGGTGCTCTACAACTACCCGATCCAGTCGGGCGGCGCCGACATCATGGCGCACGGGCTCATGCGGCTGCGCCCGCGGCTCCGGCAGGTCGACCCGACGGCGATGTTCATCGCGCAGATCCACGACGCCATCTACATCGAGTGCGACGAGAAGCGCGCGCAGGACGTGGCCGAAGTGGTCACGCAGTCGATGAGCTTCGAGATGTCGCTCGCGCCCGGTGCGCCCCCGATGCCCTACGTCGCGTCGGCTGCGATCGGCCCGAACCTCGCGGCGGTGAAGTGATCTTGGCTCACCCTTGCGCTCCGCTTGCGCTTCATGTACGTCCTCGCGATGCAGACCAACACGAATCGAAAGCGCGCACGCGTCGCCGGGTTTCTCCTCGCGGTCGCCTGCGCAGTGATCGCAGCGTTCGGAGCATGCGAAGCGCACGCGACGGTACCTGAAGCACCGTGGACACCCGATGAGGTGCTCCTCGCGCGGCTCGTCGTGCACGAGGCGGGCTTCCGCCGCGGCGTCGGCGACGTCGTCGGCATCGCGCACGTGACGCGTGCGAAGGCGCGACTGAACCGGATGTCCATCGCCGACTACGTCGCGATGGCGCATCCGCGCGCGACGTTCGGCCGCACGAACCGCGCGTGGGTCGCCGGTCTCGACGCGTCGTTCCTGCGTCCGGTGGACTGGCCCGAGGAGCGCGTGTCCTGGGAGGCGCGCGGGCGCCACGACTGGCTCCGCCGGCTGCGCGAGGTTCGGGAGGCGCTCGCGGTCGCGGAGAACCTCTGTCCGGCCTATACCTGGGGCGCGCGCCGCGGAATCGAGGCGCGGCTCGCCCGAATGCAGGCGGCCGGGTGGACGGTGCGCGACTGCGGGCCGACCCTGAACGTCTTTCTGAACGCGCCGTAGCACGGAGCGCAAGAGTCGGACATCCTACCTAGGCCCCGGTGTCGGGGCCCTTTTCGTTGGAGCCCACCATGCAGCCCCTCCCCGTGGACATCGCAACCGCCGACTGGCGGATCCAGCTTCTCGGCGCCCTCGTCACCGCGCTCACCGGCGTGCTCACCGTCGGCATCCCCCTGCTCGTGCGGCTCGGGCTGCGCTACCTGGAGCAGCGCCTCCACATCGAGACGACGGCGGCCGACGAGGAGCGGCTCATCCGCGCCGCCCAGCAGGGCGTCGACTTCGCGGAAGAGCAGGCCCGCAAGCGGCTGAAGGTGGGCGGGAGCCCGCTCTCCTCGCAGGACAAGCTCGACCTCGCCGCCGGCCACGTGCAGGACGTGCTCGCGCGCCACGGCGTGGACCGAATGACGCAGGCCGAGATCGAGCGGGTGGTCGAGTCGGTGCTCGCGAGGCGTCGAGGGGTCTGAAAAGCGAAAGGCGGGGGACTTTCGTCCCTCGCCCCCGCAGGTCCAATGCCTCATTTCTGAAGGCGCTGTCCGTCGCGTCTTCATCCTACCCCCAGCGGCCGCAGGCCGCCAGCGCTTTCTGTCACACGCCTAGTGTGATACGGTGCCCGCCATGGCAGCCAAGACGTCGATCTCCCACGTGCGGTGGGATCCTCGGACCCTCGACCGCATCGACGCCTTCGCCACCGAGCGCAAGCTGACCCGATCCGCCGCGGTCCGCGTGCTCGTCGGCACCGCCCTCGGGGACCCGCCGACCATGGTCGCCGCCCGGGAGGCCGCGATGCTCTTCTCGACCGAACGCAAGTCGCTCATGGCCGCCTTCGCCGAGGCGTTCCAGGGCGCCGTGACCTCCGCCGTCGCCCAGGTCTTCGGGGCCGGCATGACGCAGCCCCCCGACCTCTCCGAGTACCGGGAAGGCGGCACCGACGGGCTCGGCGACCTCGACGAGGACGACGAGGACGACGAGGGCCCCCCCACGCGCCCGGTCCGGGGCTTCTCGCGGGGGCGCCGCTGATGGCCGGCCTCTTGCTCACCCGCCTCTTCCGGGCGGACTGCAAGGACATCCCGCCAGCGGAGTCGAAACGGCTCCTCGCCGAGAACGAGGACATCGTCCGATCGGTCACGCATCGTCTCCGGCCGAACCGGGCCTGGTACGCCGCCGGGCTCGACATGGAAGACCTCTACGTGATCGGGCGCATGGCCGTCTTGGAGGCGTACCTGAAGTACGACCCGAACTCGGGAGCCTCCATGCGGACGTGGATGGCGCAGGTCGTGCGCTGGCGGGTCCACTACGCGATCGCCGAGGCCGAGAAGACCCGCTCCGTCGAGGACTGCACCCCCGTCCCGGTCGCCAACGTCGACGAGACCTTCGAGGAGGTCATCGTCTGCCGGGCGCAGCTCGCTCGCGTCGCCGAGGTCTACGGACGACTCGCCCCCCGCGAGCAGCACATCCTGACCCAGCAGCTCGCCGAGGTCCCCCACCACGAGCTGGCCGCCGCCCTCGGCATCAGCAAGCGTCGGAGCGAGAAAGTGTTATCCAGCACACGAGAACACCTCCGCGACCAGCTCTTCGACGAGGTTCTGGGTGCGGGGGAGACCTGATTCCGGGGTACATCAGGGGTATGGCACTCGATCGGTCGGCACTCATCGCCGGAGCAGCGGGCGGGATCCTCACCGGGACCGTCGCATGGTTCATCCTGCGTCCCGTCGTGAACAAGCAGATGGAGGACCAGCTCCGCGAGCAGCTTCGGCAGCAGATCCCGGCCCAGCTCAACGCGACGCTCGACACGAAGCTCCGGCAGTACGGCTTCACGCCGGAGACCGGGCGGCAGGTCGCACGCCTGCTCGAACTCGCCGACCGGTCGGGGCTCATCTGACATGTCGCCCAGGGGACAGGCCTTCGCCGCAGGCGCGCTCATCGGGGGCGCGACCTTCCTCGCGTGGTTCTACCTCTTCGTGAAGTCGAAGAGCAGGGACTTCGAGCGCATCGGGCAGGACAGCGCGCCGGCGATCGCCGAGCAGGCGGTCAAGGACTACATCGCCACCAAGTTCGGTGCGACGCCCGAGCGCATGCGCGCCGGGATGCAGCGCATTCAGCAGGTGACGGCCATCGTGTCGATGCTTCAAGCGCCGGCGTCGTCGGCGACGACTCGGAGGTGACCGATGGACATGCCGCCGAACGGACAGCTCTACGGGCTCAACGGTGCGGTCCACTGGCCCACGTTCTTCGCGCGTACGGCTCTGCGGGGGATCATCCTCTGGCCGATCGTGCGCTTCTTCGGAGGCGTCGGCGGCGTGCGTGGCGTGCTCACCGCGGCCGCGGGGGGCGCGGCCTACACGACCGTCGAGCTGGCGTTCGACACGACGCAGCTCCTCGCCTTCGCGGCCCAGCAGGGAGGCGTGGGGGCGCTTCCGCAGCAGCCCACCTTCGACTTCCAGCAGCAGACCCCCGCCGCGAGCTATCCGCAGGGTGTGGGGTCCGTGATCGACGTTCCCTACTCGTGAGGTTCGCATGCGACTTCTGCCCACCCTCGTCGCCCTCTTCGCCGGGCTCGTCCTGCTCGGCTGCACACCCTCGGTCCTCGAAACGCACATCCGGAGCGCGAACGACGTCCGGGAGTGGAACACGGAGGCGGTAGGGCAACTGCATGCCCGTTGCCCCGAGTCCGACGCCTCCGAAGGCTGCGCGCTCATCCGGACCGTGCAGCACGGCTTCGTCGATGCCCACACGCAGTGGGTCCACGAACTTGACGCGGACCGTGACGCGGGCCGCTGGGACGACCCCCAAGACGGCGGAGTCGTCCGGCTCGTGCTCCTCGCCTACAACCAGCTCCGCGTCGAGGCCGAGGACCGCCTCGGGGTCGTTCTGTCGGCCCTGCCCGAGAGCTTCCGAAGGATCGCAGGGGTCCCGTGATGGCTGGCGGCCCCAGTGACCCGACGACGTTGAAGGACGTCGTGCTCGGCGCCGTGGCGGCGCTCGGAACGATCGGGACGGCCGTTTTCGGCTTCCGCTCGGCGTCGCTGAAGCGGAAGACCGATGCGGAGGAGACGCTGCTCGACGCCTACCAGGCTGAGCGAGAAGCGCTGCTCGCCGAACGCGAGAAGCACTACGAGACGCAGGACGACCTCTTCGATTGCCGCGAGGCGATCCAGAAGGAGAAGGCGGAGCGCCTGCACGCCGAAGCGCACTACCAGCGCGAGATCAATCGGCTGGAGACCACGATCTCGATCGAGCGCGGGCACTTCGAGAACACGAAGCGCGAGATGCACGCGCAGGTTCGCGCGCTGATGGACGAGATGAACGAGCTACGCGCCGCGATCCACGCGGGCAACCACGGAGGACGCTGATGCACAGGAAGATCGATCTCCACGAGGCTCCGGCGTTCATCGAGCGCGAGTTCCTGCACGTGCTCGACACGCGGATCGCGCCGAACCTCTCGGGCCCGGCGGCCGTCATCGTCCCGATCGTGAAGAAGGGGCTGCAGCTCCTTCGGCAGATCATCGAGAAGCGCGGTCACAAGGACGCCGAGCAGATGCTCGACATGCTGCTTGCGAGCCCGGCGGAGAAGCTCTGATGCCCCGCCGGATCTGCGCGTTCTACGCGCACGTCGATAAGCCCGGCTCGAAGGACGCTACGGGCGCCTTCGTGCCGCAGGCGCTCCGGTTCGCCAAGCGTCGGCGGCAGGCAGGCGACCTCGTCGCGCTCTTCCCCTTCGAGAACGCTGACCCGTCGATGGCGCGGCGCCGGCAGTCGATCACCGACGGGATCCGAAACGCCGCGCAGAAGGACGGCCCGTTCGACGCCTTCGTCTACTTCGGGCACGGCCTGCGGCGCTCGCTTCCGTCCGGCGGCTTCGATCTCATCACGCTGCCCGACCTCGCGAAGGCGATGATCGCGTCGGCCTCGTCGGCGAAGAACCTCGTCATCACGCTTTTCGCGTGCTCGACGGGCGAGGCGCCCGGCAAGGGGCTCGACGGTGACGGCGGGCTCGCGGACATCCTCCGCGACATGCTCTCGGAGCGCGGCTACACCGGCTGGGTCGATGCCCACACGAACGCGGCGCACACGACCGAGAACCCCTACGCGCGTCGCTTCGTGCTGGACGGCAAGGGAGCCGCGGTCGGCGGGCAGTGGATCGTCGAGCCGCGCAGCGAGTTGTGGCCGGAGTGGAAGCGTCGGCTCGACGACGACGAGGTCTTCCGCTTCGCGTTTCCGTACATGAGCGTCGACGAGATCCGTAAGGCGCTCGCGAAGAAGGGATGAAGCGATGTCGTTGATCCAGTACCCGCAATCGGAAGGTCCGCTCTACCGCACGGGGAACGTCGGTCCGGATCGTCGCGCCGCCAACGAGCGTCAGCTCATGTTGGTGCGCACGTGGCAGTCGAACAAGCAGATCACGCCACGCCTCGTGTGGGGTACGCAGCTCCTCGCGATGGAGCAGACGCTCAACTACTCCGGACGGGTCTTGGAGGCGCTGGCGGTCGACGCGCCGGTCACCGACGAAGCGTACAACGCTCTCAATCTCGCGAACCACCTGGACCGCGAGTTCTGGGCTGCACGTCGCCGCAACATGGTGTTGATCGGTCTCGGGCTCTTCGGTCTTCTCGGCTACGGCGCCTACAGCCTCGTGCGAAGGAAGTGAATCCATGACGAACGTGCTATACGGGTTCGGGGCCGCCGTTGCGACGGCACAGCGCGCGTACACGCCGCCACCGGCGCGGGAGCAATTCTTCGGGGCGACGGCGCTGCAGTGGGCCAACGCCAATCTTCGTCCGCTCGCGATGGCGCCAGTGGGTTCGCCGGAGTTGCGCGCGTACCAGGAGTTCCGCGCTACGCTCATGCGGTACAGCAACGTCGCTACGCCCGGATCTGCGACGAGCGTGCGTGAAAGCGTAGACACCGCCCTCGCAGGGGAGGCGCGCGGGCCACTTGCGGAACCGGAGTGGAACGTCTTCATCGCGGCGCTCGCACCGGTGCAGAACGTGATGCTGGGTTCCCGTATCGGCGGGCTGCCGCCCTACATCCTCTACGGCGTGCCGGCACTCCTCGGCGGCCTGCTCCTCTTCTTCATCCTGCGAAGGAAGTGAACCATGCGCGTGACGACTCTCGGTGATCTCGGCGCCGTAGCGCCGATCGTGTCGAGCCAGGGCAGCCTCGTCGGACTCGGCGAGGTGACCGACGACTCCATGATGACGACGAAGCACGTCGGCATCTTCGCGGCCGGCGTGCTCGTGGGCGCGCTCGGCACCTACCTCTTCGGTCGTCGGCGGAAGCGCCGGTGATCTTGACGACCTCCCAGCACACGCCGTAGGCTCTGGGTCTCGAACCTCTTCTGCGGGGGCCTGCGGCCCCCTGGACGAGGGGATGGAACACCAGGGCCGCAAGGCAGGCGCGGGGCGGGAGGTCGGAAGACCCCTCGCCTTTCGTCTTTCCAGGAGCCCTTCGATGTCCGCCCTCACCCCGACCTCGCCAGCCGCCACGCCCGCGGTCACCGGTGCCTTCGCCGACCTCGCGCTGCCGACCATCGCGACGTCCGATGGCAGCTTCTCGTACGACGTGACGCCGCACGACCTGCTCACGCTCGCGCGTTCGATCCGCAAGGAGGGCAAGAGCGACCTCGCGGAGCTGGCGTGGACGTACGCGCAGCGGCTCGTCGCGATGCGGACGACCTTCGACTCGCTCGCCGAGCTGGTCACCGCGCACAGCCAGCCGATCAACCCGAAGTGGTTCCCCGACGGCGAGTTCTGCCGGCCCGGTGGGCGGTACCACGGGACGTCGTCCTGCGCGCACGCGGCCGAGCGGCCCGGCAACGCGGCGATCCCGTGGACGGACATCGAGTCGTCAGTGCGCCTCGGCGTCGCGCGCTGGGCTGCGGGGCACACGCCGAACCCCGTACCGAAGTCGGTGGACTTCGCGGAAGCGGGGCTGGTCGCGCGGAAGGTCGCGGGCGCGAATCCGAGTGGCTTCGCGTACGTCCAGCAGGGCGTCCCGTGGGTACGCAACAGCTTCGTCTCGACGCCGGCTTCGCGCGCGTGGCCGCCGTTCTACGTCCAGCTCCGCGTGAACGGGCGCGTCGTTTCGGACGACCCCCGCTACCTCTGGCCGATGGACCTCATCGGCCCCCTCGTCGCGACGGCGGGCGCACTCACCGCCGGCGCAATCTACCTCTTTGGACGACGCCCATGACCACACGCACCTCGATTCCGCCGGACATCACGCAGATTCACAGCGCCCGCCTGGCTCCCACGATCTGGGAGGTCTCGTGGCGCGATGGGCAGGGCGATTTCTGGTCGGGCCAAGGGGCGAGCTACGAGCAGGCGATGCACGTCGCGTCGCGCAAGCACGCTGCGACGAAGGCGGGTCCGACGCATTGGGGCCCGGAGCCGCCGGCGTGACGTACCGCGCCGCCGTCGTCGCCGTCTTCGATCCGTTCGGCCGCGTGCTCGCGCTGCGGGACGGATCGGGCTACCGCCTCCCGGGCGGGCTCATCGAGCCGAACGAGACGCCCGAGATCGCCGGGCGTCGCGAGGTCCGCGAGGAGACGGGCCTCGACGTCCGCGTGGGGCCCGTCCAGGCGCGCAGCGGTGCTACGGCGTACCTCGTCGCGCGGGGCTACCGCGGCGGCACCCTACGTGCGGGCGGCGAAGGGGCCCCGGTGTGGGTCCTGCCGACGGCGCTCTTCCCCCATCCGCGCTTCGGCCTGTCCGCGCGGCAGTTCTTCCGCATCCTCGCAACGAAAGGCGATCGCCCATGAAGACGACCCCGAAGATCGGCCCCCGCATGCCCGGAGGCGCCTTCACGAAGGCACGCACGACCGAGACGAAGCTCGGCACCTGCACGGTGAAGCGGAAGACACGCGTCTTCACGCGCACGAAAGGCAACGCGATACTCAGACGTCAGATCGACATCGACATCGACTGCGGTGAAGGTCGCACAGGCGGTATCAACGCGCGCCACTACCCGTCGCGCGACGAGGACTACTCGCGCGCCTACGGGCTCCGCACGCCGCGCCCGCTCTGGTTCGTCGGCGAGGTCGACACGGAGGAACGCGCCCAGCGGCAAGGAATTGCGACGCGTGCCTACGAAGCGCTCGCGAAGTACGTCTGCCGCCAGGGCGGCTTGCTCGTATCGAACGCGCGCCTGGCAGACGCGTACTCGAACGACTTCTGGCAGAAGCAGCTCCGCAAGGGGCGTGCGCGCGTTGTCGAAAAGCACGGTGACGCCTTCGTCCACGCGACGGTGCTGCTCGACTGCCGGCACGCCGGCGACCTCTCGGGCGGCCTCGGGCAGCTCACGACGCGGACTTCGCGCGTGGTGCTCGCAGCGAAGGCGGCGGGCTACCGTGTGGACGCGAAGGGCCGTGTCATCGCGCCGTCGGGCCGGGTCCGCAAGACGCAGACGAAGGGCTCGGCGCACGGGCCCTACCGCTACCGCACCTTCTCGATGAAGGACGGCGAGCACGTCGTCGCGGTCCCCGTCGCCCACCTCGCGGCGGCCCAGAAGTACGGGAAGAAGGCGCTCCGGGCCGGCGTCGAAGTCCGGCACCTGAACGACCGCTCGACCGACGACCGGCTCGTGAACATCGCGATCGGCTCGCGGCACACGAACATCATGGACTCGCCGAAGGCGAAGCGCGTGCGGATCGCGAAGGCCGGAGCCCGCGCCGCGAAGCGCGCCCGACGGAAACGCTGAAGCCCTCCTCGCGGAGGGCTTCGGCGTTCATCCCTTCGGTTCCTTCCGCAGCCCGAGCGTCCGGGCGAGCCCCTCGCCGACGTCGACGTAGGGGACCATCTTCAGCGCGAGGCGCTTCAGCTCGTCGACCTCGTCGGTGGTGAGGTCGCGCTTCCACGCGAGCGCCTTCACGCGGTCGACCTCTTCGTTCGTCATCGCGCCCCCACGAAGACGTCCGTGAGGAGCAGCCGCGTGCCGCCGTCGAAGGGTGGCATTTCGAGCCCGAGGATGGGTCCGATGCCGTTCGCGCGCAGCACGTAGACGGTCCGCCCGGAGAGGGAAAGGAAGTCGCGCTCCTTGAAGAGGTCGAGGACGCGGCGGATCCATTCGCAGCCCTCGGCCGTCCCCACGCGGCTGTTGCCGGCCTTGTCGTAGGTGTCGAGCACGATGCCCATGCTCTGCCCCGCGCCGCCGAAGTCGAAGCCGATCGTGCAGACGAGGATGCCGCGATCTTCCTGCCCCACGGTCGCGTGCGTCACGCGCGCGAGTTCCTTCACGAGTCCCATCACAGCACCTCCGTCGCCTTCTGCGCTTCGCGCACCTCGCCGAACGTGCCGTCTGCGTGCACACGGCGCCACGGACCCTTGTAGACGACACGCCAGTACGCATTGCCGCCGTCGAGCGCGACGTTGCCGCATCGGCACTTCACGAAGTGGTGCCGCGCCATCGACTCGATGACGTCGCCGCACGACATGCACTCCACGCGGTTTCGCTTCAGCTCGACCGTGAGCTGCCCACGGCGCCGGAAGACGCTGAGCAGGCCGAGGATCGCCCACGCGGTCGCAGCCTCGCGCCGGAGCGCGTCGATCCGCTCGCTGAAGCGGAAGAGGTCGAGTCGCTGCTCGGCGACCGTGGCCTTCTCGAAAGCGAGCGAGGCTTCGGCCACCTGCATGTCGTTCCAGACGGCGCGGAAGACGTCCCACGAGACCGACTCGGGTGGGGGCTCTTCGCCGCGCATCATCGCGAGGATCGTGTCGCGGTTGTAGGTCATCGCGCAGCCTCCCGCACGAGGACGTCGTGCCCGCGGCTACGCAACGCGGCGAAGCATTCCTCGGGGTGCGCGCGGAAGCACTGCCCGCGGCGGTGCCCCACCGGAGCGCCGTCGAGCGAAAGCTCCTGACGGAAAACGCCCTCTGGCTCTTCCCACGTGAGGGTGAAGGAACGTCGTCCCGCTGTGTCGGGTGACGAGTCGTAGGTGCACACGAAGGTGGTCATCGTTCGTCTCCGTCGGTTCGGGCTTGGACCTCGCGCACGGCGGCCGAGAGGTCGTTGTAGAGGTCGGCGAGCAGCTCCAGGTCCATGCCGCTACCGCGGCACCACCAGCAGCGTTCGGTGGCGTTGTTGTCGGGCTCGACGGGCACGAAGCCCGCACCGCCGCACTTCTCGCAGAGGAAGTCGTCCGGCTTCACGTGTTCGCGGGGCGTGGTCATCGGCCGGTCTCCTCGGAATCGGGGAAGAGGGCGATCAGGCCGCGGATCCTCCGGAAGGCGAGGACAGCCTGGTCGGCGAGCAGCGCAGCACGAAGCATCCGGATGTCGAACGGCGCGTTGTGCACCGGATGCTGCGGGGCGCGCGTCTGGTCGAGTTGCGCGAAGACCTCGTGCTGCCACAAGGCCACCTCGAAGGGGTCCCGCGTGCCGCGCGCAGGGAGCGCCGTGCGACAGAGCCGTTCGGCGTCGGGGATGTAGGTGAGGACGAGGTTGCGCATGCGGGCCTCCTCGTCGGTGAAGGCGCGGTTCGGTTCGGTCACGTCAGTGACCTCCTTGTCTCTTGGGTTGCGGTCTCCGAGCGCTGCGGTTGCGCTCAGGTTGTCCCAAGATAGACAAAAGGGAGTGGGCGTCAAGCCCCCTCCCCTCTGCGCCTTCGGGATTGTCGCCCCGCTGGTCTTGTTGGCCTCCCCAACCTAGCCCCGGGCCGCAGGCCCGGCAACCGTCACTTCGCGGTCCGCCAGAACACCCAGCCCGCGATGCCGAGGGCGGCGATGCCCGCGATCCAGCCGTAGCCGCCGCTCGGCTTGCCGATGCGGTTGTGGAGCCACGCGGCCCATCGGTCGTAGCCCTCGACGGCGAAGTGGACGTCGTCGTCGCGCATCGGCAGGTTCGCCGTCACGCCCCGGGAGTCGATCCACTGGTCCGCGCCCGCTTCCCGCCAGACCGACGCTTGGTGGAGCGTCGTCGCACGGTGGCGGGTGTCGACTTCGAGCGCGTCGGCCGTCGGGGGGCCGACGATCACGACCTTCGCTCCCGGGTTCGCCGTCGAGCGCAGCATGCCGACCGCGGTCGCGAGCCGGGCCTTGTAGGTCTCCCGGTCCGTGATCTGGTCGTTGCCACCGACCTCGAAGACGACGAGGTCCATCCCGCGTGCGAGGTTCGAGAGGTGCGCCTCGTTGATGAACTTCACGAGGGACCAGCCCGGGTGGGCGGTGCCGGTCACCTCGACGCTCGGGTCGTCCTGCTCGTAGAGGCGCTTGAGCCGGGGCCCGAGCGCCTGCATGTGGCTGTCGCCGATGAGCACGATCTTCGTCATGGTTCAGTCCCAGTTGTAGCGCGCCTGGCGGGCCGCGTGGGCACGCCGCACGGCGAGCGATTCCTTGGTGATCGTGAACGCGTCGCCTTTGAAGGCGTCGCTCCACTGTTCGCACGCGATGTACTTCTTGGCGACGGCCACGGACGGGAACCAGCCGTGCGTCACCTGCCGCCCCTCACGGTCAACCGACCGTACGTGGTACGTCGCGGCGCGGGTGACGAAGTACGTGCCGCCCGGGCAGATCGGGAAACCGTTGCGGTCGAACTTCGGCCTGGTCGCCGCTTTCGCGACGCGGACGACGCGCCCCGACACGCCCTTCGTCGGCTTCTTCGTCGGCGCTGCGCGGCGCCGCGGGGTGCTGCCCCGCATCGCCCCGATCAGCTTCGGCGCGCACGTCTTGGCGCACTTGACGAGGCACGTCTTCTGCTTCGTCGTCAGCTTGAGGCCCTTCAGCCGTCGGTCTGCAGTCGCGCGCTTCCGCTTCGTGGGTTTCTTCTTCGGTTTCGCCATGTTCACTTCCTCCGCCGCTTCGTCGCGGCCTTCTTCTTGCGGAGCCCGGAGAGGTCGCTCGCGTGCGCACACGACAACTCGAAGATGGGCCCGTACTTGTTCTCGCCGACGACCTTCGCGCGCCCCTTCCGGAGTTGCTTGGCCCAGAAGTCGTGGGACTTGGCGCCGACCACGCGCTCGTCCGAGACGAGCTTCATGCGCTTGCGGCACGCCGTCTGCGCGAGCGCTTCGTAGAGCTTCGTCGCGTAGCCGTGGCGCTGGTACGCCGAGTCGACCTCGACGTGCGTGACGCGGACACGGCGCTTGCGGCCCTCGTGGACGACGGCACCGAAGATCCAGCCGACCTCGTCGTAGCCGTCGCACACCATGCGGAAGCCGAAGACGTTCTGCGTGTAGTAGCGGCTCACGCCCTCGGGCTTCGGTACCGGCTTGACGACGCAGGTGCTCATCGCCGCGCTCGCTTTCGCTTGCCGGACGCGACGATCGAGGCGACCTTCCGCTTCCGCTTCGTCTGCTTCACGCCGCAGCCCTTGTAGACGAGCGCGTAGGCGATCGCCGCCGCCTGCTGCGGGCGCTTCCCTTGGCAGACGAGGTGCCGCATGTTCTTCTTGAACGCGGCCTCGGAGCATCCGCGCGAGACCTTCTTCGGCACATCCTTGCAGCGCGTCTTCTTCGTCGACTTCTTCATCGACTTGCCCTTCCGCGAGACGCCCGAGAGCCCGTCGAGGAACTCCGTCGGGTCGACCTCGCCCGCGTCGAGTGGGATGCCGTTCTTGTACTTCCAGAAGGCGAGCGCACAGTCGTAGAGCGCCTTGTGCCACACGGCGCGCTTCGTCTGCGCGTGCTCCGTGTTCACCTTGCGCTTCGACGGGCCGTGCTCCTTGCCGGCCGCGCGATGCCAGTACGCCTCGCTGCGCGTGAAGCCCGAGCGGAACTGCTTGTACGTCTGCCCCGTGCACGGCAGGAAGTCGACGGCCCACGGGTCGATGTCTTCGTACCGCGGCGCCGGGCCCTTCACGTCGACGAGCCGCTTTATCACGAGCCGCGCGATCCGCCGCCGATTCGCCTTCGTCGCCTTCCGCTTACCGTGTACGTCGATCGGCGAGCCGTCGAGTCCGCGCACGCCTTCCGCGGCAGCTTTCTCGTCTTCGATTTCTCGCAGGAGCCGCGCGTACTGCGACGCGTACTTCTCGGCCAGCGACGGATCTGCACGTAGGAGCACGTCCACCTGCGCTTTCTTCTTCTCGGCCGGCGTGAGGACCCGCACTGCTTCGGCGGCCGCCGCGCGATTCTCGCCGCTCGCTTCGGCAACACGCGCTCGCAGGTGCCGTTCGTAGATGGCGTCGAAGAGCCGCCCGCTTTCGTCGTCGTCCAGCACACGGGACGGGTCGTACGTCGCGTGTGGTGCGGTGGGCGCCGGGAGTGCTACGACGCGCCGCGCGCGCTTCTGCTCTCCCGCCCTACGCGGTTGAAGGTGGCGCGGTGTCGTCGGCGGCTCGGAACGCGGCGATGGCGGTACCGCCGCGCGTTCACGTACCTTCGGCGCGTGGTAGTCGCGTGCGGGCCCGACGTTGCGGCCCTCGTCGTCCACGCGCTGCACCTTTACGCGTTTCGGCGGAGGGCAGCGCGTGTGCGACGGGACTGTCACGCGCACGGCCCCCGGGCATTCGTGGGGCTTTACGCGCCCGATTCCGTTCGTTCCGTCTCGCATACACGTGGTGTACCGCGTCCGGGCACTACAGCCGCCCCCGGGCCCCCGGGCCCCCCTCCCGGGCCCCGGGAAGCTCCCCTGGGAAGCTCCCCTGGGAAGCTCCCCCGGGAGCTACCGCTAGCTCCCCCGGGACCTACATCCACCTACCTTTGTGTCACCTATTAGGTGTTACCGCTTGATTGTCGTGATAGAATATCCTATCACGACGTAACGTCTATCTTGGGCCACCTCGGCAAGGGTCGGGGGGCACGGGACGCCCCTCCGGGAGCGCCCAAGGGCGGGCCTCGCCTCGCCTCCCCCCGCGGACGGGTGGGGGGCAGGGGGCCCGCCAGGGAGACGCCCGACGGGTCTTTGACAACCGAATACGACGGCCGCGCGAGCCCCGCACCACGGGGGATCGCGCGGATGGCCGAACCATCGCACGAAGCGTGCGACGGTCGGACCGGGCAGGTCAACAGAAGGCGTGCCCCTCCGATCGTGCCCCCCATCCTCATACGTACGGGAGGAGGGGGCGAGCGTCGCGGGTTGACGCCCCGCGCCGGTAGTAGGCCGACGGACTAATACAGTGGGCCCCTCGAAAGGGGGGACGACGGTCCGGACCGAGCCATGGGGGCCACCCACCACGCCGTAAGTCGCTACGCATCGCCGAACGATGCACGCGGGATCGATGGGAGTGCGGGATGCCACGCTCCCCGCTGAAGAATGCCCATGGACTGGTCCGGACGTCGCGGGACGTCGCGACCCTCTGCAGGGTCGCGCCGCGCCGCGAGGGGCATTCCGCCCCGTCGAAGGAGAGACCGCACCATGACGACCACGACGACCCCGGCCCCGCTTCCGCATCGCGCCGCGCTCCACGACGCCTACGAAAAGGCGATCGCGATCGCCAACGTCAAGCGCCGGCTCGCGGCCCGCTCCCTTTGGGATGGCCGGATGGAGGAGTACCGGGAGCGCCTCGCCGCCTACGAGGCTGCCGAGGCGGAAGCGACGGAGCGCCTTCTCGCCCTCATCTGCTAGAGCCGGCCCGCCCTACGGGGACGCGCCCTCGCGTGACGGGTCGAAGCATCGACCCGTGACGCGACGGAGCATCCGTCGAAGGAGAGACCGCACCATGCCGATCAACAGCTACGCGCAATTCCACGTCGAGACGTCCGCCGCGGCCGCGCGAAAGGCGCACGCGCGTCAGATGCGGGGAGAGTACGCGCTTTACGTCTACTTCCTCCCGGGAGGCGGCCGCATCGAAGCGCATCCGGAGAGCCCCGGCCCCGAATGGGAGCTTGCGTGGCCGGAACGCCTCCCCGCGAACCTGACCGTCGACCAGATGGTTCGGTACTTCGCCGAACGTACCGGGCGACTTCCCTACCTGCCCAACGACTGACCTGCCATCCATCGACCCGAAGGAGACCCCGCACCATGAACGAACCTTCCCCCTTCGTCCGCGGCATGGCCGCGCGCATCGCTGAATATCGGACGCTTGTCCGTACCACCGGGCAGACCCTCGCCGCCCGCAAGGTACAAGCCACGCGGCTGCACACCCTCGCCCGCGTCCTCGCCCCGGGCACCGTGCCGACGCCTCCGAGCGACGCGGCCGCGCTCGCCGCGTGGTTCCTAGCGGCCGATGCCGCGATCGTCGCGGCGCAACCCGCCGCGGCCGCGCTCGTCCCGAGCCCGCTCGCCCCGGGTCTGGACGTCCTCATCACCGGTGGCCGCGCGAGCAAGCGCACGACGGCCCCGAAACCCGCGCCGGTGCCGCGCATCCAGGCGCCGCCCCCCGTCGCGCCCGATCCGCTCCCGCCGCCCGTGCGCGCGGCCGTTACGCTCGCCGACTTGCTCAACGACGCCCCCACCACGCGCGACGTCGCGCCGGCTCCCGTCGCGCCGGCCCCCGTCGCGCTCCCCTCCGACGTGCGCGCCGATCTGCGTGACGCCGTCGCGGCCGTCCAGGGTCTCACCGGGGCCGACGTGGGCGCGCGCCGCAACATCGCCCGCGCGCTCGCAACGCTCGCCGCGGCCGCAGAGCTCCACGTTCCGCCCGTGCGTCCCGACATCGACGGTGCGGGCCTCACGGAGTGGGCATGCGACGTGGCCGCGCTCCTCCGGCCCGCGCGCACGCCGACGCCCGAGCCCGAGCGCCCGCGCGGCCCGATCCGCCTGACTCCGGTGGAGGCGCTCAGCGCGATGCGTATCCCCGAGACACACATCCGCATCGTCTCGCCCCACGGCAGCACCTACACCTACGAGCTACGCCGCCCATTCAACGACGGCCCGATCTTCGTGCACGTCGACACCGGCAACGGAAAGCCCGCGTTCCTCGGAAGCATCTTCGCCGATGGGGAGTACCGACACGGCCGCAAGTCGCGGATTGCGCCGGACGCGCCCGAGGCGCGCGCCTTTGCGTGGGTCTACCACGCGGCCCGGACGGACCGTGGCTTTGGCCCCGTCGACGTCTACGACGTGACCGACGCTCCGGCGGACGACGCCACCGCGCCCGCCATGCACTGACCGACGACGCACGATCCCTACGATCGTGACGTCGCGACGCTCGCCCACCCTACGGTTGGCGCGCGTCGCGACGGACAACCCGTCGAGAAAGAACCACCGCACCATGGCCCACGAAATCTTCGACAACGATTCGCTTTTCCTCACCATTAAGCCCGCGTGGCACGGCCTCGGGACCGTGCTCGACCGCGCGCCCACCACGGCGGAGGCGGCCGCGCTCGCCTTCGCCCGCCGCGACGGTCGGCCCGGCCCGTGGACGGTCGAGCGACGCCCTCTCTTCCTCGCAGACGGCACGCTCATCGAGTCGCACGTCGCCACGATCCGGACCGACACCGGCGAAGCGCTCGGCGTCGTCGGAGCGCGTTACGAGCCGGTGCAGCCCTCCGCCCTGTACGAAGCGGCTGCCCCGATCGTCGAGACCGGCCGCGCCCACTGGGAAACCGGCGGCTCGCTCCGCGGCGGCGCGCTCAACTGGGGCCTCCTCGCGCTCGATCCGATGGAGATCGGGCAGGGTGACGCGATCCGCCCCTACCTCCGCGTAGACAACGCGCACGACGGAACCCGCGCGGTCTCGCTCGGATTCACCAGCGTGCGTATCGTGTGTGCGAACACGCTGGCCATGTCGCGCGGCGAGGCGCGCTCCACCACGTTCCGGCTCCGCCACACCGCGAACGTGCAGACGCGGCTCGACGAGGCGGCGAACATCCTTGCGCAAGCAGAGCGACTCACCCACGAGACCGTGAAGGAGGCGCGGCGCATGGCCTCGCGCCGCGTCACGAAGAGCGAAACGGACGCGTATTTCGCTGCCATCTTCCCCGACGCCGAGACCCCGCGTGGACAGTCGCGCGTCGAGAATCTCCGCGCCGAGCTTCGTACGGCCATGCGCACCGCGCCCGGTGCCGATCTCCCGACGGCGCGTGACACCGCCTGGGGGCTCTACAACGCCGTAACGTTCTTCACGTCCCACGAGCGCGGCGACGATGCCGCCAAGCGGCTCGACGCGCTTTGGTTCGGCACCGGCGCGGATCTGAACGAGACGGCGCGCGACGCCGCGCTCGCCCTCGCGTCCTGACACCGTCTCGCCCGCCCTACCGCCGAGCTTGCTCGGCGCGTGGGGCATGCGCGCGAATCCTCGCGCTCATGCCCCGCGCCCAACGCGCGGAGAAGAAAGCAACGCACCATGACCAACTACACCGAAGCCACGTTCGCCGGCCCGCTCTTCCGCCACCGCACCAGCCAGGGTCTCGTGGCGACGTACTACAGCGCCTCCCAGACGGAGCACGACGATCGCGGCAAGCAGCGTCGCGCCCTTGAAATGATCGCTGGTGATCTGCCCGCAGGCACGTGTGTCACGTTCGACATGACGAGCCGGCAGCACGTCCGCGCGCTCTTCGACACGATCGATTTCCCGTGGGTCACACTCGCGAGCATCCTGCGGGACCACTGGCCATTCTTCGACCTCGCTCCCATCGAGGGGGACGCGTCCGCGGCGCTCGTCGCGCTCGTCGAATGCCTTGACAACACGGGCGAACACGCGCGCTGTTTCGTGTCCGACCGCATGCGCGCGCGCCGCCGCTGGAACGACCTCCCGAAGGCGTTTCGGGCGTGCGCCTGGGATCTGGCAACCCGCGGCGAACTCGCCGCGCACCTCCCCACCCGCGGCTGACACCGGCCGCCCCGATTGATCGCGCCTCGCTCCGGCGCACGAGCCCTCCCGGCTCGCGCGTCGCATGGGATGCACGATCCCCCAGAACCCCAGAAAGAACCGCGCACCATGACGACCGCGGAAAAGGAATGGATCTGTACGCGCGCCGACCGCGTCGAAGCGTACTACCCAAGCTGGCTAGCGCTTCGCGACCGGCAACATCGTCGCTGGAATCGCATGGACGGCGATCAGCAGGCAGCCTTCGACGCCGACTGCAAGCGCCGCGCGGCGACGCTGCACTACCGCGCATGGGATGGCGACGTCTTCATCGACATCCGCGAATCCGACTACCGATACGCTATCGCGCGCGGACTTCCGCACAGTGCACCAACCTGATCTGCATGAAGGAGACCCCGCACCATGACAGCCAAGTACATCCGCGAAGCGACGATCACCTACCGAAGGACCGACGCGGTCGCGCCGCGCGTCTTCTCGTCGGCCAGCGTCGTTGACGTCTTCCGCAACCTCATTCCCGACGGACCGCAGGAACACTTCGTAGCGCTCGCGCTCGACAACAATAACCACGTGATCGGCTCCTTCGTTGCCGGCATCGGGACGCATTCGTCCGCCGTCGTCGACCCGTCGGCCGTGTTCCGCTTCGCCCTCCTCGCCGGCGGCTCGCGCGTCATCCTCGCCCACAACCATCCGAGCGGAGACCCGACGCCGAGCGAGGACGACACCGCGATCACCGGACGCCTTTGCGATGCCGGACGCCTGCTCGGAATCGTCGTGCTCGACCACGTGATCCTCGGGGATCGCCGGGTCTTCAGCTACCTCGACGCGGGCATGCTGCCCACGTCGTGATCCCGCCCACCCTACCGCAACGGAGACTGCACCATGACCACCAAGCTGAAGCGATATTCGATCTGGAACGCGCGCACGGGCCGTGTGATCGGCAACGCGCTTGTCCACACTGCACGAAACGAAGAAGCCGCGTTCAACAAAGTCGCGCGAGACCTAGGCTTTCGCAACGGTCGGCACTTCGCCAATCGTGCGCTCGGGATGAGCCTCGACGATGCGATGGCCATGTTCACCTTCGAAATCACGGAGCACTGACATGAGCAGCATCATCCAGCTTCTCGCCCGTCCCGACAGGTCCACGTGGCTTGTCTCGGGCTACGCCTTCGAGGACGAGCCCCTGATCAAGCTCCTCGCTTACCGCGTCTACGCGCCCATCGACGACGCGCCCGCGCGCGTCTCCTCCGGACGGGCCTACGCAGGACCCCGCGAGGCCAGCTATCGCACGTCCACGGGTTTCGAGCGCCGCCTGGTGTGGGACCCGACGAAGCCGGCCGACAAGATCGCGACCCTCCCCCTCCCCGCGCACTTCCCCGGCGTCCGGCGGAAGATCGAATACCGCGGCTGCGTCTTCTCCGCCGTGGGGAAGAACGGCGACCGCAAGATGCTTCTCAGCGTGACGGACGAATACGTGGCCGGCGTCATCGCCACCGCGTTTCCGACCATCGCCCTGCACGACCCGAAGTGACTCCGCAACGAAACCCCAGCAGCAGAAAGAACCACCCACCATGACGACCATCGACACCTACAACTTCTCCCAGTTCCGCGCGTGCCTGGAGGCTGCGCTCGTCTGCACGTCGAAGGACCTCGCGCGCCCGAGCCTCACGCGCATCGAGGTCAACGAGGCGCACATGCACGCGACCGACGGATACCGTCTCCTCCGGGTCGGCCGGCTGGAAGTCGCGCCCGGGACCACGACTGCGGAGAGCCACATGCGCCGACGTGTCCACATTCCGCGCGCGGACGCCGAGTGGTTCCTGAAGGCGTACCCCGCGAAGGCGGCGGGTGGCTTCCCCGGCGTCCTGACGATCACGGACGACGCCATTCGCTACGACGCCGAGACGCTCCGCAAGTGGAGGCCCGTCGACGTCGGCGCCTTCCCCCACGTCGACGCCGTGATCCCGGCTGCGAAGACGGAGCCGCCCCCCTGCCCGACGATCGGCTTCACGCTCGCCTACATCGGCGACACGCAGAAGATCGGGAAGGCGATCGGCGCGACCGAGACCGTGCTCCTCGGGTCGCACATCGAAAGCAACCTCTCCCCCACGCTCTGGCACATGAAGGGGGACGACTTGAGCGCCCTCTACGTGCTCATGCCCGTCCGGATCTGAAGCCTGCGCGTCGACTTCGGTCGACGCTCGGCGCGTGCACGCGAAGCCTCGCGTTCACGCGCCGCGCAACCCGCGGAGAAAAGAGAATGCACCATGATGAGTTTCATCGGGAAGATCGGACCGGACACTGCAACCCTGCAGAAGAACGCCGAGAGCGTTGCGATCGCCGCGCTCCGCGCGACGGGCCTTCCGCAGGTCGAACGTCTCGGGGACGTGCTCGCGGCGCACGTTGCCGCGCACGGTCTGGACGTGAAGACGCTCGCGTTCATCTACCGGCTCATCGAGCCGATGGGTGGGCCGCGAGTCGGGCGCGCGGCCTCTGCCCTCCTCCACGCGGGCAACGCACTTTACGTCGCGCAAAACTTCGACATGCACATGACCGACGACTTCGGGCCCGCCGACCTCGGGCACTTCGACGACGGCGTGAGCAACGTCTACCAGGCCGCGCGTCTCGTCGCGCAGATCGAGTCGCTCGCCAAGCATCAGCCTCCCGCCGGCTCGCGCGGGTCGCGGAAGGGGCACGGGTGAACGTCATGGTCACGATCGATCAACTCGCCGTCGAAATCGAACGGCTGACCGGCTGCCGCGTCGCGTATAGCGTCGCCTCGCACCACTACGACCGCCAGTGGTACGTCCTGACCGTGCTCACCGTGCCCGAGGGACCCTACAGCGGCACCTACGACGGCACCGGAGCGGGCCCCACGCACACGAGCGGTCTCACGAGCGCGCTCGCCGACGTGCTCGTGGCCCTGCGCGCAAAGCGCGCGTAGGGCGGGCGAGCGCCCACAACGAAGCGACGTCCCTAGCAGAAGGAGAGAACCACCATGCCCACCTTCGACTGGATGACCGTGCGACGCGGAGACGTGCTCCGCATCAACGGCTCGCGGCCGTGCGTCGTGACTGGGGTCACGCTCCGGAAGAACGGCGGGCTCGACATCGCGCTCGCGAGCACGAACGGCGCTCCGCGCGGCCACGTCTACACGTCGACGGCCCCGCGAGCCCCCGCCGTTTGGGCACGCGCGACCGGCCGCCCCGATCGCGACGAGACCGTGACTACGGTCGAGTTCGCCGGCCCCAACACCCTCGACCCGCCCCCGAAGAAGGACAAGCCATGAGACCGGACCTTGTCTTCGTGATCCCCGCCCCCGACCATCTTGGGTATCTTCGCCCTACGCGCGTCGAGCCCATCGCGCTCACGCCGCGCGCGCCGCGTACCGTGCTCGTGATCACGTGGCAGAACCACAACCTGACGATCGACTCCTACACCACCACCACGAAAGGACACGCACGATGAATCCCCTCGTCTCGCTCGCCTGGCTCATCTTCGACGACCCGGGCCCGATCCTCCGCCTGCGTGCGCGCCACGTCGACGTCGCGCTCGCCCGTACCGACGAGCCCCGCCGCATCTACGATGCGATCGTCGACGGCCCGGCCCGCATCGTCGTCTCCTTCGCTGACGCGACGTACTTCGCCACCTGGGCGAACGCCGAGACGGGCGAAGACTGCGCGCGCGTCGAAGCGCTCGACGTGCACACGACCTCCGCGCTCGACCTCGGGCCCGTGTGGGGGCTGCACGCCGAGGCGGCCCGGAAGGTCGACCGCGACGCGCACCGCGACGCGCTCATCACCATGACGTCGATGCCCCACGAGCGCATCGCGACCCACCTGCGCGACGGCACGATCGATACGTGCGTCGTACTCCCCGACGCCGCGCGCCCTGCGGCCTACTTCCTGGCCCGGTACGCCTACGAGCTTCGCGGCATGCTCGTCGGGATCGCACAACCCTGTCGCGCGGAGGCATGAAGCCATGGCACGTCAACGCAGCAAGAGCCCCAACGTGGGACGCACTGTCCAGCAACCGCCCGCCGTGCAGTCCTTCGAGGCCGCGGAGATCGAGGCGAGGCTCGACAACTGGCGTCGGCGACTCTATCTCGCCGACAAGAAGGCGCACGAGAGCTTCGAGGAGTTCCTGGAGGATGACTTCGACGTCGACAACTTCGTTCCGCGCGGTGACCTCGACATGCTCGACGACAAGGGGCGCGAGCGCATCGAAGGGACGCGCGACGAGATCCAGGTGCGGCTCCTTCGGATGGAGGCCGCGTGGAAGAACCTGCAGAGCAGGCTCGACGTCGCGTGCAGTCTGCTCGAAGACCTCGCCCAGGTCGCGCCCGACTCCGTCGAGAAGGCGGAAGCAATCGACTTCCTGGAGTCGCCCGAGTGGAAGCAGGCCCGGCAGTGACCGACCTCGACAACTTCTACCGGGTGCTCCTTCAGGTAGGCTTTCAGCCATCCACGGCGAAGCGGTACACGCTCGCGCTCCGGCACGTAGCGGAGATCGGGGGAGAGAACGCCCCGATCACCGACACGACGAAGGCGGCCGCGCGCCGGTGGGACGCGTGGAAGGGCAAGCCTCCCGAGGGGCCCGTCACGCAGGCCGTCAACCACCTGCTCCGCCGGCTCGAAGCTCCGGACGTCGGAATCGTCTCCCGCGTCACGCAGAAGCGAGCCGGCCAGACCCGACGCCTCCACGAGGCGAAGAGCATCCCCGACGACGAATGGCAGCGGCTCGTCTACCACACGCTCGTCGACGACACGATCGAATCGATCGTGCTCGGGCTGCTCTACGCGACGGGCCTACGCGTCGGCGACGCGCTCCGCATCGATCGGCTCGCCGTCGAACGGGGCGAGACGACAGGACGGGTCGAGCTGACCGCGAAGGGTGGCGAGCGTCGCATCCTCCCGTGGGCCGGCGCGCCCGACACCTGGGCATCGGTGGCCGCGCTCTTCCGGCGCTACCCGCGCTCGCTCATCACGCTCGCCGACGTGGTCGCCGACGAGACCGACGCGGACGTCTCGTCGTCGGGCGCAGCCTACAAGGCACTCGAACGCGCGCTCCGGCGGTACGCGGCGCAAGCCGGGATCACCGAGCGCATCTACCTCCACCGCATCCGCCGCACGGTCGCCGTCCAGGCTCTTCGCCTCACGGAAGACCCGACGGCCGTGCAGCAACTCCTCGGGCACCGGTCGCTGATGACCACCGCCCGCTACCTCGACGAGGCCCGGCCCGAAGCCCTGGCCGGCCTACAGTCGAAGCTCCGCGACACGTTCCTGAACCCGAAGCCGAAGAGGACCCGATGACCAAGAAGACCACCACCACCACGCAGCTCTCGTTCTACATCGACACCGACGAGCTGGACCCGAACGACGTCGTCCCGAACGTGCCTGACGCCGACGACTGCACGCCCGACTACGTCAGCATGGTGCGCGAGGTCGGCATGCTCCAGCTCACGACCGACCACGCGCTCGACGTGCTCGAATCGTTCGCCACGCACGCCGAAGACAGCATGCTCCCGACGGCGGCCGCGACGTTCCGGTCGCTCGCGCTCGCGCTCCGGGGGCCCTTCGTGAACGACACGCTTCACGAGATCACCGCCGATCTCGGCATGGCGCGTACCGAACCGAGCCACATCACCCGTGTGCGCAACAGGCTGGATGGGGCCAAGATCCACGTCGGGCGCACCTATGCCACGGCTGTGCACCTGGCCGAGGTCTTCAACCTCGACCCGAGCTACACGTCGGGCGAAGACGAAGACGAAGACGAGGACGAGCCGGAAGACGACGAGACGGAAGACTGACCCCATTCCCGCTCGCCCGGTAGGGCGGGCGGGCCCACGACAACGACACCGCAACCATCCAACCAGAAACGAGACCCACCATGCGCAAGTTCATCTTCGGGACGCTGTTCCCGGTCTACATCGGAGCCCTGCTCGGGCTCGTCCTCAGCCTCTTCCTCTCGGGCTGCAACGACGCCGGGCCTCCGACCTTCCGGTCGGCCGTCTACGCGTGCAGCATGTCCGGAGGACTCACGTCGTACGACACGATGGGCGGCTCGACGACGAGCCCCATCCTGAACCACCCGGTCACGCTCGACGTGCCGGCGAACCTCGTGTCGATCGCGGCGCAGCCGTACCCGTTCACCTACGGTCTGAGCCAGCCCATCGACGACGGCACCGTCATGCGCTGGCTCCCGGTCGGACTCATCGGCGGAGGGACCGACGGGACGATCGCCCCGACGAGCGTCGTCCGCTACCAGTACGATCTCGCCCCCGGGCAGCTCCGGCTCGACATCCTGGAGACCTACGCGGACGGCTCGTCTCTCCGAACGACGCTCACGGGCACGTGCACACCAGGAGGCGTGTGATGCGCGGCGTCATCGAACTCGTCCTCGTCGTGCTGCTCAGCGCGGCGTTCGGCGCCCTCGCGTCCGCATGGGCCAACCACCTGCGACCCGATGCGCCTCGGGCGACGCTGGCGCCGCGCCAGCACGCCGAGCGCTGGCGAGTCACCCTCAACACCGCGGGCGTCGCGTGCACGCCGCCGGACAGCCGTGGGACGTCGTCGTGCCTCATCGACGGCTCCAGCGGGATCGCACGGCTCCTCTGCGACGCCCGCGGCTGCACTCCGGTCGGTCCATGACCTTGCCCGGCCTTCGGCCGGGGGCTAGGATGGGTTTTCCAGCGGCGACACGGCTTCTACGGAAGTACCGTCACCAACCTCGGGAGGGGGCACGTCCAAGGCGTGACCCCTTTCGTCTTTCGTGAGGTCCATCGTGGCTCGCCGCCGCATCCGCCCCCTCGTCCCTCCGCCCTTTGACGCGCTGCTTGGCGCCGTCGACGTCACGCCCGCGACCGAAGAAGACCACCTGCTCTTCGACGTGCTCGGGCTCATCGGCCGGGAGATCCGAGCGCAGACCCGCGTCGTCGAGAAGCTCGACGCCGATGTCCAGCAGCTTGCCCCGCTCGCCGACCTCTCCCCGCTGCAGCGGCGCGCCTTCCAGCGCGCCCGCCGCAGGTTCGCCCTCGCGATCGCGAAGCTCGACCAGCACGAGCGCGCGCACGCCCTCATCCGACGCATCGCCAACGACCGCATCCCTCGAAAGGACCCAGCACCATGACCGACGAAGCCGCCGCACGAGACGCGGCCCTCGACCAGCTCGAAGCCACCCGCCGCAACCTCATCCAGATCGCGCGCAACGTCGCAGCCGAGCTGTGCGACCGCCACGGCCAGGTAACCGCCCCCGACGTGAAGCGCGCCATGCTCGACCGCGGGCTCCTCGACGACGACGAGCGCCAGCTCGACCCGCGATGGATGGGCGCCGTGTTCCGCGCCGGCCAGGGGTGGGAGCGCATCGGGTGGACCCCCGAAGGCTCGCACTGCCGACCCGTCGCGATCTGGCGCACGAAGGAGACGCCATGACCACCGAGGAGATCCCACCCGCCATCGCCGAGCGCATCGACCGCGCCAAGAAGCGCAGCGACGAGCTACGCGACGCGCACCGTTCCGCCCTCCGCCGCGTGCACACGATGGTACAGGACGCCCTGCTCGATGACACGTCCCTCGATCCCGCGTTCTACAGCGCGTGCGTCGAAGTGCGCGAGACGCAGATCCGTCTGCAGGGGCAGGTCGCGATGCTCGCGGCGCTCGCCGGCATCGGGCACGACCTCCAGATCGATGCGGACAACCGCGAAGAGGAGAAGCCATGAGGGGGCGCCCCCACTTCTGGAAGTGCACATTCTGCGCGCGTCACCGGAAGGACTGCACGATCCGCGGCGCGCGGTCCCCGATGGGGACGAAGACGACCACCGGAAGGTGGCGTCCGTTCTCCTCGCGCAACATGCGCGAAGGCGCCGCCGTCGAATACCGGTGCAGCGATTGCGGTACCTCGGGCTGGTCGTCGCACGCCGATGCGATCGAGACCTTCGTGACGGAGCACCCCGACAAGGCGGCGGACCCCGCCTTCCTCGGGCGCACGAACGTGAAGTACCACGAGGACACATGCGTACGGCGCTTCCTCGCCGAGCACGCCCCTCGTCCGCCCGTCAGTACGTAACCGAGAGCCCGGGGGAAGCATCCGCTTCCCTCGGGCTTTCGTCGTTCCGTCGTGCCGCGTGGACCGCGTTCGCGACGCAAAGCCCGGTCACGAAGATCGCGACGAAGGCCCGGCGAATGTCCCGGTCGACCTCTTCCGTGGTGCGCGCCGGGCAGGTCAGGAAGTAGATCCAGGCGGCAGCCGAGAACGTGGCGAGGAAGAACCAGGTCGAGGCGAGCGCGAGCATCGGAGGTAGGCCCCTCAAAAGGCCGAAGGCGGAGGCCTTACGGCCGCCGCCCCCGGGGGTGCAACGTAGGAGGAGAGACTGTCGACGATCCACGACAAGGCCACGAAGGCCAGCAAACCCAATCCTACGGGGGCCGCAGGCCCCCGTCAACGGGCGTCGCGCGGGTGCCAGGCCACCGCGACGACCGCGAGCGCCGTTGCCGCGAGCGAGGCGCCCACGAGCGCGTAGGCCGTCGTCGGAGGCGGGCCCAGGACCTCCGGGTCGATCTCCGGGATGATGAGGTTCGCCCGGCCGCCCGCGGGGTTCTCCGAGTCGTTCCCCGCCGACGCCACGACCTCGGTCGCGACCCGGTCCGGCGTCACCGGTAGGGCGGGCGAGCCCTGGTCGACCGTGCCGGGCACGTGCGGCTGCGTGGCCGTCGACCCGGTCGCGAGCGTCGTCACGATGCGCTCGAAGGCCGCCGGGTCGTAGGCCGGCTCCACCGCGAGCCCTAGGCCGGCTATGGCGCCGCCGGCCCGGCGTGCGGCCGAGGCGAGCCGGCCCCGAGCCCGGGAGAGGTCCGTGGGGCTGCTCAGGACCGGCGCGAAGGCGAAGCCCGCAGCCGCGGGTAGCTGCGCCGGCTGGTAGCGCGGGTTCGGCGTCCCGACGCGCGCCCGCGTCCGGTCGATCGTGATCGTGCCCCGCCGCAGCGCCCCCGTCCCGTCGGCGATCGTGATGCCCCGGGAGGCGAAGAACGCGGCCGGGTCCATCGTCGTGCCGAACGCCGAGACGGTTGTCGACGGGCGGTAGAAGTCGTCGCCCGAGACGCCGTAGAGCGTGTTGTTGTTGCCGGGCAGGAAGTCCGGCGCCTGGTTCTGGTAGGTGCTGCGCTTGAGGTTCCGGATCTCGAAGTGCAGGTGCGCGCCCATCGTCGGGAACTCGCCGTTGCGGGTCGCCCCGATCCGCGCAATCTGCTGCCCGCACGTGACGCGGTCGCCGACCTTCACGTCGAAGTCCTGCAGGTGCGCGTAGAAGGAGCACCACGGCGTGCCACGCGGGCCGTTACCGAGCGACGGATGTTCGACGAGCACGCAGTTGCCGTAGCCCGAGGTCGCGTTCATGCGGCTCCCCGGCCAGACCTCGTTCCAGGTGTAGCGCACGATGCCGTCGGCGATCGCGTAGACCGGCTTGCCCGTGGGTGCGGCGTCGCGACCGCAGAAGTCGAGGCCGGCGTGGAAGAGGCGACGACTGCCGCGCTGGCGCATGCCGTAGAAGGAGCCGACGACCATCGTGTCGATGTCCGTCGGCGGGCAGATGTTCAGGGTGCTCATGTCCGTGGCTTTCCGAGCGTGGGTGGAGGGTTCGTGTTCCAGAGGTCGATCGCGTCTTCACGCAGAGGGACGGCGTGCCCGGGGTCGGAGATCACCAGCTCCGGCTCGCGCCACCCCGGGCGCCGTGGGTCGAAGCGACGGTAGCCGAGGTTCGCACCGCGGACGTCAGCGAAGAGCCAGCCCTGCTCATAGTAGGCGCGGAGCGCGTCGAGGAAGAGCGGCGTCGCCGGCAACGATCGAAGTTCCTGGTCGAGGTAGACGAGCAGCTTCGCCACACCGAGCGCGCGCTCCTCGAAGGTCATGTTGACGAAGAACTGCACGAACGGTGGTGCGTAGCGCCCGTGCCCGGGACTGCGCCGGAGCTTCGCGCGCGCGACGTCTTCCAGCTCCGCCGCGCGAGCAAGCAACGGGAACCACGCCGCGGGGCGTCCCGCATGCATGTAGACGTTGAAGAGTTGCTGCGTCGCGTCCGTGATGTGCCGGAGCAGATCGTCGAGCGGCTTCGTCAGCTCGCCGGGGTACGGTGCGATGGCCTCGCGCCAGATCGCGAAAACGACCCCATCACGGTCTTCGCGCCGTCGCCCCACCACCCAGCGAATCGCGTGGTAGCGCACGAGCCCGCGCGTGATGTCCTGGTTGCCGTGGAGCACGTTCGTGACGAACAGCGCTTCCGTGTGGTCCGTCGTGAGCTTCAGGACGACGTCGCTGTCGTGCGTCGGGAGCACGCAGCCGTAGTGGCCGCATCCGTACTCTTCGTACTCTCGGTCGAGGAAGTTCCACTTCGGTCGGTACCTGGGCGCGACGTTCGTCTCGATCTCGTCGACGATGTGCGGCAGAAGCTCTTCGACCCAGGGGGTTGCGGCGAGACCACGCGCCATCGTCACAGCTCCTTGATCTCGACCCGCAAGAGGTCGGGTCGAAGCGGGACGGCGTGGCCCGGGTCCGTGATGATCCAGGCGTTCCAGCCGTCGTCGTCGAGCGGCTTGCCGATGTTGTTCCGGTGCACGTCGGCGAGCACGAAGCCTCGCTCGAAGTACGTGTGGAGGGCGTCGCCGACTCGGTAGAGGCCGTCTTCCTGGGAGAGCTGTTCCGAGTAGATTCGGAAGCCGGTGAGCGCGAGGGCGAGACGAAGCGGCCCGCGCGCAAGCTCCAGCCGCCCGTCGTACACGCCCATGCTGTCGTAGTTCGCACGCACAGCCTGGTCCTCGTAGTCGGCCGCTTCCGCGAGCGCGGCGAACCACTCCTCCGGCGACTTGGCGCGCTGGTAGCGTGCCCGCAGCGCGCGTCCTGCGGCTTCGATGGTCCACAGCCGACGAACGCCATCCGACAACGCATCGTCCTTCGGATCTACGGTGAACGACGACGTGTGCGCGTGCCGTCGCAGTCGTCCGATCTCGTGCGCCTCGGAGCGCCAGATCGCGTAGACGGGGCGCCCGCGCCGCTCTTCCGCGGGCAGCGTCCGGACGTCGAAGTAGCGGACGAGCCCCTCCGTTTCGTCCTGCTGCCCACGGAGCACGTGCGCGACGAACCAGGCCTCGGACGGATCGGACGTGACCTTCAGGACGACTCCGGGCGTCCGGGTCGGCATGACGCAGCCGTAGTGTCCGCAGCCGTACTCCTCGAAGGACTTGCGGCCCCGGGGCGCGTTCAAGATCGGGACGGGCGCCCACTCGGGCGAGACCTCGCTCTCGATGCGGTCGAGCACCTTCGCGAGCGCCTTGTCGACCCAGGGCGTCTTGCCGAGACCGGAGGTTTGCATGGTCTGTCCTTTCGTGAGGCCAAGGTCGCTCTCAAAGTCGCGGCGAACGTCGAATGTGCGCCCCGTGCGCGCTTCCAGCGTGGCAAGTAGCGCGAGCCCATCCGCGAGCGTGAGCGCCGCGTTGTCCTCCACTGCGAGCTGTCGAATCGTCATGGCGAGGTCGAAGGCTTCCTCGCCCGTGAACGGTGCGGAGGAGCCAAGGCGCGCAACCACGGCGCGCACACCGCGAGCGCGTACCGGGAACGCGAAACCCAAGTCGAGCAACACGACCCTGCCGTCTGGCGTCTGCCGCACATCTTCCGTCTTCGCTTCGATGCCGCGGTAGTCGAGACGGTCTGCTTCCGCGCGAACGCGCTCAAAGACGTGCCGCACCGAATCGCCTGCGAGCCAGCCAACACGCTCCCCGGTGATTGCCTCGCGCACGAGCACATCCTGCATCGCGTCATAGCGGATGAAGCGCGGCACGTGGGCTGCAACGGCGGTGCCGCCGAGCAGTCGCAGCAACTCAGCCTCCTCCGCTAACGTGTGTGGCGGTGCGTGCTTGCCGACCTTGAACGCAAGGCCGCGTGCGTCGCGAAACACGGCCCCCTCGGCGCCTTCACCGAGCAAAGTCAACGGAGGCGTGGCCCCCGCGCGTACCGCACGCGCCTCCAGGCTCATGCGGACCTCTCGACCGACTCGGCGACGCGCGTGGCGGCGAGCACGCCGCCGGCCACGATGCCGATGAGGGTGAGCAGGTTCGCCGTGCGTTCGTCGCCCCGCATCCGGAGCGTGAGCACCAGCACCCCGCCGACGGTGCCGAGCGCGATGAGGCCGAGCTGCAGGTTCGCCTGCTGCTCGCGATGAGGGTCGTAGCCGAGGGTCGTGTCCATGGTCTCTCCTACGGGTAGGATGCCGAGCCACGCCCCTCGGGGCAACGGTCCCGGCGTCAGGCGGTCGGGGGATCGGCCAGATGGCCCCAGTCGTTGACGATCACGCGCATCGCGAGCAGCACGGCCGCGACGTCGACCCCCTGCTCCATGGCCATCGCCGAGACGAGCCCGAGCCGGCGGAAGGTGTCGCCCTCGATGAGGGCCTCCTCGATGGCCGCCTGTGCCGCAGCGACCTCGGCCGCCGGGCGCGCGGGCTTTCCGGCGGGCTTCGCGCTCGCCTTCGGGGCGGCCCGGGGAACGGGCGGCACCGCCGTCGACGCGGACTCGATCGGTCCGATGTCGCCGACGACGGGCTCGTCGATCTGGGTCTTGGGCTTGAGGGTGGAGGTACGGATCGTCATGTCTTGTCTCCTGCGTTGAAACAGGCGACCAGGGTACCGCGTGCTTGCGTCTTTCGCACCTACTGATTGCTCAGAGGCCGAACGACTGGATGGCTGCGGCGTCGCGGGCGGCGAGGATGCCGACCGACGGCGAGGGCGCCAGTTCGTTCGTGCGCTCGCCCTGCACGAGCACCATCGGCCCGTTGCCGTTGCCGAGGTCTTCGACCGCGCGCACGTTTCAGCCCCACCACCGGTAGTAGGGCGTGAGCCCCGTCGTCGGGGCGCCGATGAACGAGCCCGTCTCCGACTCGCGGAAGTCCGTGCCGAACGTGAGCAGGTTGATGAACGTCGGCTTGTAGCGACGGCCCTGGATGCTGGCGGTGGGGTAGAGGATCACGGAAAGCTCCTTGGGGTCAAGTCACTGCATCCGACGTGATGATGTTCGAGGTGCCAGGCCAGCAATAGCGGCCGTTGCCGTACACCGCGCCCCGCGTCGGAGACGCCGTGCCGACGTTGACGCCCGTGGGTGCGCTTCGCGACGACCAGTTGATCCCATCCGGAGATGCCCAGATGCCCGAACCGGACCCTATCGGGCCGATGATGAAGGCACCGTCGCCGAATCCGATCGTGATCACGTTGCCCGCACCGATGTTGTAGACCGTGTTCGGAGCAGCCCACATAATGCCGTCGGCCGACGTCACGACCGTGCCGAGGGCGCCAACGGCAACGCATCGACCTGTTGCCGGGTTGGCTGCGACACCGTAGAGCACCGACGCCGTGCCCGACGTACGCGCGGTCCACGTGATGCCGTCCGGCGACGTCGAAATCTTGCCCGCGCTGCCAACGGCGACGAACAGCGTTCCGTTCCAAGCGACCTGGTAGATGATGTCCGTACCGAAACCGCTGGTGCGCGAGGTCCAGCTCGTACCGTTGGTGGACGAGAGAAGGAATCCGGATGTTCCCGCCGCAACGACGGTTGTTCCAGCCGCGTTGGTGGCGACCCCGTTCAGTGCAGGCGGATTCGCTGCCGTGTAGCGTTGCGTCCACGTGATGCCATCCGGGCTCGTCCGGATCTCGGCGTTGGAGCCGCCCGAGTCGTTGCCGCAAGCAACGAAGAGCCCGAGTCCTGCGGCCCAGCAGACGCCCACCAGGTTGTAGACCGTTCCGGAGGTTCGCGGAGTCCAGGTGATGCCGTCCGGAGACGTGACGATCACCCCAGCAGAACCGACCGCGCAGAAGATCGAGCCGTTCCACGCGATGTCGCGGTACGTTCCCGTCACGGGCACCGGCGAGATTCCTGCGAGGCGAAGGTTCGGCTTCACCATGGTGCCAGTCGGCGCCGCCGTCACCGTCGACCCGACAATCGCGGTGCCCGAGCGCACGAGCGCCTGTCCGTCTGCGATCGCGCCGAACGCCAGCAACGTCGGGCCCGCAGTCTCGCGGATACCGCGTACGTCGGGCGACGCGGCCGTACCGCCGAGCTGCCCAGCAAGCTGAACGCAGGGCGCCCACACCGCCGCCCCCGCCGTCGCAGTCGTGCAGACGTAGAGCGCGTTCACCGTGCCGGCCACGTAACACTCATCGCCAACCTGCAGAGCGCTCGACTGCGTGGGCGAACCAGCGACGTTCGGTAGATCCGCGGTCGCCAAAACCGTGGGCCACCTGGGGACGTTCTCGATCTTCTGCCGAAGTGCCATGGAAACCTCCCTATCACGCGCTACGGCGCCATGCCCGGAGCGAGGACCACACGCGCTCGGTCGAGGATCTCCGCCGCTGTGAGTGGCGCTGTGTGGAACGCGAGCGCCGACAGCGCGTTGGGTGTTTGGAGCGCAGCGTTTCCAGCGATCGAGTTGAGCACGGCGAGCGTGTTGCCGGAGTAGCCGGACGGCTGCCCCAGCGACGTCTGCGTCGTCCGAAAAGCACCGTCGACGTACCAGTCGACGGTCGTACTGCCACCCGCCACCGTGCGATTGATGACCACGTGGTGGAAGTCGTCCAGCGGCAGCCGCCAGCCAAGGTAGAACTCCACTTCGCCGGGTCCGCCGTCCACGAGCACCGAGACGAAGTAGAGCCCGGCGCTATTCGTGCGCAAGCTGTAGTTCGGATCGGTGTAGAACGCCGTCGTGTTCCCCGCGATCTGCGCCCATGTCGTGATGTCGGAGATTCGCACGACGACTTCGAGCGCCATCGATCCGGACGCCCCGGACGGCCCGAACACGGCATCCGTAGCGGAGAGAATCGTGAGGTTGTCGCTGAGGATGGCGCGCCGATCGCGCGGACCGATTTCGTAGGACGGGCTTCCGGAGACCGCGAGGTTGCGACCGTTGCCCGACACGTCCACGGTGCTGTTGTCGAAGTGGTAGAGCGCCGCAACCGTGGGCGCATTCGGCAGAAGCCCGTAGCCGCCACCCACTGGCGTCCACGCTGCGGCCCCCAGCGCAGCGTCCGTGCACAAGTAGAGCCCGGACCTAGACGTAACGTAGCAGGTGTCCCCGTGCTCCAACGAGGACGACTGCGTCAGCGCACCGGAGACGTTCGGTAGGTCGGCTGTCGTTGCCACCGACGGCCACCGTGGAACGTTCTCGATGCGCTGACGAAGAGTCATCCTCGGGGTCGATCAGGTGAGCACGGCGGGGACGCCCTGGTAGAGCGTGCCGCCAGGGCGAAGGATGAGCGGACGGCTGTTGCCCGACTGGTCGGAGAGGTCGGCGGCGCCGCTCGTCCAAACGAGCGGCCAGTCGCCCCATGCCGTAGGATCCGCAGCGATGTCGTTCGACAACGCGAGGATGGTGGCGTCGGAGGGCTGCCCCGTCACCTGCTTCATCCGCGCGGCCGTGTTGTAGCCGGCGCCGGGAGCGACGGCGAAGTCGGTTGCATTGAGGTCCGGCGTGAACGCCGCAGCGTGCGGCGCGCTCCATCCAGCCGCTTCGCACGCCGAGCGAAACGCGGCGAGCGTCACCGTCGACACGTACGGACCGTAGAAGCTACCGTCGGCGAACTTGGTCCAGAGCGTGACCGTGATCTCGCTTCCGGTGTTCTCGACGTACCACGCCGTGAAGTTGAAGCCCTGCATCTGCGGAACCGAGAGCCCGCCCTGCCCCATGTACGAGTAGTCGCCGAGGTAGCTGTCGTTCGGCTCGCTCACCGCCGCACCGTTGGCGAAGATCATGGAATTGGCGTTGAAGTAGCACGCGGTCGAGTCCGCACTCGGAACCGTCATGTTCCCGGTGATGCAGCGCACGTACCAGTTGCCGAAGTAGAGCTGGTAGATTTCCTGGTTGCCGCGCGTGAAGGGGAACGTTTGATCCGCAATCGTCTCCGGAATGCGCGACCACACCGTGAAGAGCGTGCCGCCCGTCGGCGCATCCGGACGCCCCACGTAGTCGTTGCCGTACGCGGTGCGCCCGAACTCGATCGAATCCGCAGGCACGCCGCCACCACGCGTTGCGATCGACGCCGCAGGGTAGAGGATCACGCGAGCCTCCACGTGTTCGCCGCAGTCACACGAAGCTGCCACGCACGGTCCGCTGTCGTCGGCGGGGCCGCATCAGAGCCCGGCAGGAGCAGCGACGCCGCGCCCTGGATCGTGCCGCCACCCGGCGCGGAGAGCGTCAGCCCGTCGGCGTTGGCTGACGCGAGCACGACCTCCAGCACGAAGCCGATCGGCATGTTCGCCGGAAGCGTCGGTGTGATGGCGCCGGCCGCGGCGGTGTACTCCTGCAACGTCACACCCGTCGCGATCGTGCCGGGCGTGTTCGAGCTGCTCGACGCGCGGTTCGCGACGCTGCCGAGCGGCGCCCAGACGGCGGCGCCCGGCGTCCGCGTCGTGCAGACGAAGTACCCCATGCCGGTCACGACACAGAGGTCGTTGACACGAACGCCGTCCGACTGGACGAGCGCGCCTGCCACGTTGGGAAGCTGTGCGACCGATGCAACATCGGGCCAGCGGGGGACGAGAACCGGGGAGACGCCGAACGACATGGGAGACCTCTAGCGATGAGGGGTGCGCCGGTTTCGCCGCCGGCGCTGCGGCTACGTGTTCACGGCGGGTTGGCGAAGAAGACCTGGTTGATCTCCGTGAGGTTGAGGTCGATGTGCCACCGGATCTCCGGTCCCTCGGTCGTCCAGAGGTACGACCGGTTCTCGGGATCCGCGGGATCGGCCGTGGCCTCCGCGAACGTCGCCTCGCGGATGTAGAGGTTGCCGCCCCCGACGAGCGGCAGCGCGAGGAAGTCGCCCTCGGCGACCGTCGTGAGGCCGTTCAGGTTGATCGCGAGGTTCGCGGGCGTGCCGCTCCACGTGACCTCGGGGTGCGAAGCCCCGATGAAACCCATGCGTGCGAGGTTCGCATCACCCGCGACCGGGGCGACGCGCGCGACGTTGGCGGGGTTCAGGAGGAAGGACGTACCGTTGACGTCGTTCGCTCCCCAGTTTGCGCTCGGCATGTGCTTTCTCCTTCAGGGGCGCGCGAAATCACGGCCCGACGATGTTGGTTCCGATGGTGGTTCCCGTACCGGTGTCGCTGTATGCACCGGTGATCCGATTGCTCGTGACGATCGTGTTCGTGACTGTTGCACCTGCAACGCTCAAGTTCCGACACGTGTTGCCGCTCATAATGGCCGAAGTCGCCGCGCCCGCCGCGCCCGCGGTAAGCGCAACGTCACCCTTCGTGTAAACGCCCTCAACGGTGAAGCCGTCCACGCGCGTCCCCGCGGTGTTCGCGACCGTCATGGCCACGTTCCCGACACCCGCGCCACCATTCGACATGCGGAGATCGGACAGCAACAGGTCTTGCATGGTGAGCCCACTACCCACCGACCCAGCGAAAAGCGCATGCGAGGTGTTCGCTGTTGGGCTCGCGATCGCGCGAACCCGCGATACGCGCGTGCCAAGGATCGTTGGCGTCGACGCTCCGGCGCCGCTCGCGGACACTGCTACCGCGTAGCCCGACACCGACAACGTGCCGCGCATGTCGTGGTCCACGTCGTCGATCAACGGACCCCGCACGGTACCGGTGATCGCCTGCGTCCCCGCCACGTTGCACGCGGAGTTGACACCCTGCGCGCGAAAACCACGGATCACCGTCGCGTAGATGTTCGTGAGGAAACCGACACCTGCAGCGCCACCGGTAGGGACGACGAAGCTGCAGTTGCGGACGACATTCGGCGCCGACGGTTCGGTGTACGCCGCTGCCACGCTGTAGAGGAAGATCCCGTATGGAACACCGACGCCGAACGTCGTCAGGTTGGCGACGCGCATCGCGACGTTCTCCCACGTGACGCCGCCGATCACCGGAGCGCCTTGGTAGGAGAAGCAAATCTTCGTGGCATCGACCACCACGCCCGTGTTGTCGCCGAGCACCACGTCGAGATTGCGATAGGTGCACCCTGCGCTAATGCCGATGGCGCCGCGCGCGTTCGCAACGTTGCCGGCAGCGGGATCACGGGCAATCACCGTCATGTCCGTGATCGTCACATCCGCGCCGGGGTCAAGCACCGTACCCGCCTGCGTTGTCGTAGCGACAGGACCCTTCAGAATCGTGCACCCAACGCCAGCACCCTGCAGGTTGCACCCCACAGGCGGAGTCAACGTGCTGCCCGACGTGTAGGTGCCCCGTCGTAGATAGACGTTCACACGGAGCGGTGCGAGCGCAGCAGCCGCCGCGAGCGCGGCCGCGATGCCCGTTCCGTCGCCGGGGTCGAGGTAGTTGCAGACCGAGGTCGTGTCGCCCGCGAGCGCGTTGCCGACGACGATCGCAGCTTCGTAGATGTCGGTCGTCGGTCCGCTGCTGCCGCCGCTGCCGTCGCCCGCGCCGTAGATCGGGACGACCGAGCCAATCGCTTCGCTGGGGGTATGCAGCATGGCTCAGCGTTCCTTCTGCGCCCAGAGGCGGAAGACCTCGGGGCCGTTCTCGGGCGTGAGCACCGGCGTGTTCGTGTCGGCGCCGCGCTGGTCGTCGTACTTCCCGTAGGCGAGTCGAAACCAATCGTAGGGCGACACGTCGAACACGAGCGTCGTCTCGACCTCGACGCGCTGCGGCACCGTCGTCGACGGGTACGGGATGTTGAGCTGCGTCATGTAGACGTTGCGCGCGCCGTACTGGACGGGGAGGAGCGACGTCATGGGGTTCGTCACGGTCGGCGCGATGCCGCGGATCACCGGGTCGACGACCGAGATCGAGAACCACTGCTTCGGCGCCTGGCCGCCCTCGTAGTACGGAAGCGAGGAGTTCGGAATCGCCCACGGCGTCGCCTTGTCGTTCGCGACCTGCGGGATGAAGGCGAGGGCGTTCGTCGGGTCCGCCGGCGGCAGCGCGCCGACGACGTACGGGATCACGTACTGCACGAAGAACGTGAGCCGTCGGTAGCCTCGAACGTCGATCGCCTCCGTGAGGTTGAGCCCGGTCGCGAGCGTCTCGACGTACGCCGGAAGCACGTCCGTCACGAGGTACGGTTCGGTCGTCTCGTTCGGCACCATGACGAACGGGAAGCTCTCGTCGCCCGGAAGCGGCTTCGCGCCGGTCGGACTCTGATAGGCGACGACGAGGCCCGCGTTGCCGCTGTCCTCGCGCATCGCGCGTTCGCGCGCCTCCATGAGCGGCGTGTAGCCGGTGCCGCGACGTTCATCCCTGGGCATGGTTCTTCCCCTGCGCCTGCTCGGCGGCTTCACGCGCGATGCCGACAACGCTCTGCAACTGCGAGAGCATGCCGGGGTAGCGCTTGTTCACGAACGCGGTCAGGCCGAGACCGACGAAGTTGGCGACGGCCTTCGCGCCAGCCTGGACCTTCGGCAAGCACACGTTGCAAATGACCACCTGGTGCTTGCCCGCGCGAACCGTCTTCGCGTCGTCGGTGTCGTACACCACGTGTCCGCACGTGCACGTGTACGGCTGCGCGAGCTTGCTCATCCGCCGCCTCCGGTCGCGACCTTCGCCGCATGCATGCGCGCCTTGACGGCACACGGCGTACACGATGGGCCCTTGGCCTTCTTCCCCTTCTTCGGGGCGGGCTGGCCGTACTGCTCGGCCGCCGTGACTCCGGTGTTCACGACGGTCTCCAGAAGGGCGGTGAAGAAGTTGCTCGGCATGGTCTACCTCCGACGGACCATCATACCCCCGATTCCGAGCCCGACGAGACCGAGCAGGCCGAAGCCCACGCGGTAGGTCGTGGAGTCGAGGGACTTGCCCCAGATGCCCACGAGGCCCGCCGTGACGCCGCCCTGGAGCAGCGCGCCAGCCGTGGCGGACCGCGCGGTCCGGCCGACGGCGTACGCGACGCTGCCGCCGAGGAGCGCGGCGCCGATGACCGTCAGGCCGTAGGCGGGCGCGGGCGAGAGCGCCCCGAGCCCGGCGTTCGGGTCGAGGTGCGGGAAGACGCCCTGGATCGACGGGATCCCGGGGCCGGTGATCGGGGCGACCGCGGCGATACCTGCCGTCCCCGAGGCGCGGGCTGCCGCCTGCTCGAAAGCCCGTTCGGCGTCGCTCTTCATGCGTCGACCTCCAGCATGTACTTGCTCGGCGTCGCGTCGTTCAGGCTCGCGAGTCGCCGCACCCGACCGAGGCCGTTCATCGACGACTTCGGCTTGTAGAACGTCTTGTACGTCCACCACCCTGCCGCTCCCACGCCGAGGAGAACCACGGCGAGCCCGATGTACCAGATGGCGCCCTTGCCGGGCGCGGTGTTCGCGAAGAACCGCGTCACTTCCGTCGTCGAGAACGCCTGGTTCACGACCGCGGCGCACTGCGCAGGCGTGCCCCCCTGGGCAACGCACTGGTCGTAGACTTGCCGCCGATCGTGAAGGATCTGCTCCAGCGCGCGACTCTGTGCCCACGTCACGTACGCCTGCGACAAAGCACTCGTCAACGCATCGATGAAGTAGATGTCAGCGATCACGACCGCGGTTACCGCCAGGATGATGCCGCCGATGAGCACGAACTGCGCGACGCCGAGTCCGTTCGTGCCACCACCCGTCTGTACGGCAGGCACGTTCCTCGGCGTCTCAGGGCGCACGGACGGCAGCCACGTCGGCCACGGCACCCGCGCCATGAGCTGGTCGCCGGCGAAGCGCCCGACGGAACCGTAAAGCGCCTTCCGTAGCGCACGATGGTACGCAACTTGTGTGTTGTGAACCTGGTGCCGAAAAGTGTCGTACTTCGGGTAGTCGGCCGCCGCCACCTGCCCGACGTTGTGCTGGCGGATGAAAGCGTTGGCCGTCACCACGGCGGCACCCTCGACGACCATGAGCTGCTGAACAGCATCCCGCACCGTCTGCACCCGATCGAGCACCTGCTGCGGGAGGAGGACCATCATCAGCGGGTCGCGCTGCGCGGCCTTCTGGTAGGCGATCTCCCCGGGCGTGGGCGCGATCGACGTCTGCGACTGCACCGCCGCGTCCGGGTTGATCGACGCGAAGCCCTGCCCGAATGCCCGCGCGTTGTAGTAGTTGCCGCCCATCGCTCACCTCGGGTGTGGCGGCCTGCGGCCGCCTGGGGTATGTTGGTGGGGCGCTTGCGCAACCACCAGCGGGTCCCTCGGGGCCCCCGAGGGGCGGGAGAGGGAAACCTCCCCGCTCTTCGTCTTTCAGCCGGCGTCGACCGCCGCGTAGAACTCCGTGATGACCGACGTGTGCGCGACGCCCACGTCCGCCTGCGCCGCCATCCGCTGCTCGGGTGCGAGCCAGAACTCGATGACCTGCCCCGGGTAGATCGGCGCCTGCGAGTAGGGCCGGCTCGTCATCAGGTCGAGGTCGCTCGGGTCGATCGCTGCGAAGACCTGCGGGGCCTGCGGGACGATGAACTGCACCTTCCGCAGCCGGGCGTCGCCGTCGGGGAGCGGGTCGACGACGACCTGAAGCTCCTGCGAGAGCGTCTTCCGTTCGAGCGTGGAGTGCAGGAACTTGAGGCCGTGCATCAGGTCACCATGACGTAGCCGGCGAAGCCGACGGCTGCGGGGAAGGTGTTCGTGTTCGAGGCGCCCTTCACGCGGAGCAGCTCGCCCGGTTCGAGCGTGAGGCCGTCACCCGGGAACTGGTGGACGACCGCGTTGTTGACGTCCGTGCCGAGCAGGCAGAGCGGCATGCGGTAGATCGCCTCGGGGTAGACCGGGCCGCGGAACCACCACGCCTGCGTGCCGTTGCCGTTCTGGCGCACGCCGATCCGGAAGAGCCGCGCGTCCGCGAGACTCGTTCCCGTCGGCGCGTTCGTCTGCCCCTCGCCCGGAGTGAAGAGCCCCGTCTTCGCGGCCATCACCGTCATCTCGGTGATGATCACGGGCTCGTTGCCCGTGTTCTGGAGCTGCGAGGGGTCGACGACCCAGATCGCACCAGCCCGCGTCGCCTCACCCGAGTAGAGGTACGGCCGGCCCGACTTGAAGCCGAGGCCGGTGAACTGGACCGTGATCACGGCCGCCGCGTCGCTCACGCCCGTCGTCGAGAGGCTGTAGGGCGGCCACTGCACCGACGAGAAGTCGTACGGGCTGTCCAGCTCGACGCGGAGCGAGTCGCGCGAGGAGAGCACGAGCGGCTGCGCGAAGCGGTGCGTCACGATGCCGTTGTTCATGCTCGTCGGCGGCGCGACGACCTTGTTCTGCCACGCGGGCCCACGAATGAGCCGCTCGTTCATGTAGAACTCGCCGTAGCGCTCGACGCGGAAGAACATGTCCTGAATCGCCGCCTGCGACGGCCACTTCAGCGTGTTCTGGTCCGACATGATCGGCATCGGTGCGGCGATCATGTGCGTGAGCCGCACGGGGAACTGCTCGCCGTTCTTGTAGGCGTCGGAGTCGGAGTTGCCGATCTCCTGCCCCACCGCGGTCGCCACCGTCGGGAAGTCGAGGACGTCGTAGTAGAAGCGCGGCTCGACGAGGACGCCTTCGCCTCGGTTGCGGGACGCGAACTGGACGAGATCGTTGTAGCTGGGCATGGATCAGGCCTCGACGACGGCGTAGCCGGTGAAGGAGAGGTAGACGATCGCTTGCGGGCGCACGATCTGCTCGTCCGGCGTGACCGTCGGCAGCGCGATGTCGTGCAGCGAAAGGTTCGGCAGCGTGACGCGCAACCCCTCGTTCGGCTGCAGCGTGATCGGGCGCGCGAGGTCGGAGACGAGGCCCGGCGTCTGCGTCGGGCACGCCGCCGCGAGCGGGAGCCCGTCGCGCCACCAGTAGGCGCTCGTGCCGCCGTTGCGCGAGCGCACGCGCCCGAGCGTGGTGCAGAGGAGCGAACCCGTGAGCGGGCTGCCCTGCGTGTAGAGGACTTCGTCGTCGAACGCGCGCTGGTCGATCGTCCAGCCGAAACCGCGGAGCTGCGTCGGCATGACGAAGGTCGACTTCTGGTCGACCATCTGCTTCGCGGTGAACGTCAGCGACGGCGGGTACACCTGCGTCTCCGTGCCGTCCGAGAAACCCTGGAACGGCCCGTCGGGGAAGCTGCCTTCCCCGCTGCCCGTGGGCCCGAAGAGGTTCTGGTAGCGCAGGTTCGCCGCCGCGTTCGTGAGCTGCGGCATCACGGATCGCTGCTTCACGTACGCCGAGCCCGGGAAGTTCGCACCTTCGCCGGGTGCCGCGGCGAAGAAGTTCGTATCGATCTCCACCGGCGTCGCGCTCGTCGGCACGCGCGTCGGCACGCGCCCCGAGAGCGTGACCTCCATCAGCGCCGCCGGCGGCAGCACGCACGGATGGTCGAAGTCCCAGCGCACGGTGTTCTGCACGTCCCGCGTGCGCGTGTTCGGCGTGAGCGAGAGCGTGGTGCCCATCGACATGAGCGCCGGTGCGTCGTTCATGTAGTCGAGCGGCTCGCGCGCCGTCGCCATCGAGCGCGCCGCGAACGCCGGCGCGATCTCGCCGAGCGAGTAGCGAAGGCCACCCGAGAGACCGATCTCGATCGGGAGCTTGTCGAGGAAGTGCGCCGCCGACTCCGGGTAGCCGACGGGGTGCATCGCGAGCGCGATCGCCTTCGTCAGCACGATCGGCCAGCGACTTCCGTTGTAGAAATCGTCGCGACCAGGGGACAAGAGACGCGTCGCGCCATCGTCGTCGCGGTAGAGCCCGATCGCGCCCCAGAGCACGCGTGGCTCGTAGTAGAAGTCGGGCTTGAAGACGGTCAGGTCGTGGGCGTCGCGCATGGGGGAATCCTAGCCTGAAACGGAAACGCCCCTCAAGCCGTTGGCCCGGCTCAAGGGGCGTTCCAGGGGGTGCGCCCGTTGATCAGGCGACCGGGCGGCGCTTCATGCCGTCGAGCCAGAGACGCAGGCGGATGTCCTGGTTCACGTCGGCGAGGGCGCCTTCGGGGGACGAGACCTTCACGTAGAACACGCGATCGGACTCGATGTAGACCGGGATCTCCCAGCGCCACTGGTTCGTCGAGGAGACGCGACCGGCGGTGCCGTAGTCGGCCGCGCCGAGCGTGAGCGTCGGACCCGCCGCGACCGAGGCGATCGTGGTGCCGTGCACGACCGGACCCACCGACTGCGGGATCCGCGAGAAGGGCACGCGGGCCTGGGGCTTGTTCACGTTCGCGCCGACGAACAGCTCGAAGAGCAGCGAGCGCTGCATCGCGAGCAGGTTGTGGCGCGAGACCTGGGGCGCGCGTGCGGCGAGCACCGCGGCGTCGGCCGGGGCGATGCGGGGGTCGGCCGCAGCCGCCGAGAGACCGAAGGCCTCGTACGTCGCCGCGTAGATGACCAGGGCTTCGTCCTGGTTCGTGCGGTTGCGGACGGTGCTGTTGGTGTCGGCGTCGTCGGCCGTGCGCTTGGTGAGGCCCTCGGAGGGAACCTGCTGGCCCGCGATGTAGCTGAAGGCGCGCAGGTTGATCTTCGAGTAGGCCGCGAACTCGATCGTCGAGAACGAGGGCCAGTGGATCCACTCGTCGATCTTGAGGTTCGTGCCGTCGGGGAGGCGGATTTCACGGATGGCCATGTCGGTACTCCTGAATCCTCACGCCACCGGGCGCTTGTGGTAGCCGTGGAGGAAGGCGCGGAGCCGGATCCGCGAGTTCGACTGCGGGAGCGAGAGCCCGGCGACCTCGCCGCGCGGGGTGAGGTACCGCAGGCGGAAGGCCTCGCCGCCCTGGATGAAGAGCGGGCTCGCGAGATGCCGCAGGCCCTTGACCGACGTCGCGCCGTTGCTCGCCGCGATGTAGCCGTTGGCGAAGTCGCCGCCGACGCCCGACGCCGTGCCCGACTCGATGCCCGAGCCGGCCGCCATGAAGGCGAGGGGAGCACGGATGTACTCCTTGACCGACGCGATCGAGATCGTGACGAGGAGGTCCCGCTGCATGCGGAGCATGTTCGAGAGCCCGACGTCCGGCGCGACGACGTTGTTGTCGTCGGTCGCGAAGATCGCGCCCGGAGGCGGAATCAGGTACGCCTCGACGCTGATGGCCTGGACGACCATCGCCTCGTTCTCCGGCAGACGACCGCCCTCGCCCTGCAGGTTCGTGTCGAGCAGCGTGGAGGTGCGCTGCGTCGCCGAACCGGGGACCGAGCCGCCGATGCCGTAGGTGAACGCCTCCTGGGTGACCAGGGGGCCGGCCTTGATCTCGACCGTGGACCAGATGGGCTCCGCCGTCGTCCAGTCCGCCGGGGTGACGGTCTGTCCGTTCGGGAGCCTGACCTTGAGAAGCTGCGACATGGTGTTCTCCTGCTCCGTCGATCAGGCGACCGGGCGCTTGTAGAGGCCGTCGAGCAGGACCCGGACCTGGAAGAGACGGTTCGTCTCCGCCACCTCGGGGGGCTCGCCGAGCACGTTCGACGCGAGGCCGATGTTGAGCGCCGCCCCGGACGGGTTGACGATCGCGACCTCGTACTTCTCCTGGCCGCCGATGTGGATCGGCACGGAGAGAGCGCGGACCGCCGACTGCCCGGGGAGGCCGGCCGTCGCGGGGATCGCGACCGTCGCGAGACCCGGGACCGACGCCTGCGCCATCGGGCCGAAGCCGGTGTTGTAGTAGCCGAGCGGCGCCTGGTGCTGCGTCTTCTGCGAGACGCGGATCTCCAGGAGCGCGAGGCGGAAGAGCGCCGCGAGCTGCCACATCATCGGCACGGGGTCGAGCGGGAGCCGCTCGGTCGCCGTGGTGGCGTCGGTGGGCGTCTGCGGATCCGTGCCGAGCGCGTTGTACTCGGGGCGGATCGCGTAGATCAGCATCTCCTCGGTCGACGCCATGGCACTCGGGGTCGCGATGTTCGTGTCGCGATCCGAAGCCGTGCGCTTCGCGGTGATGTTGTTCGACGCGCTCACCGAATCGCCGTTCGTGTAGTTGAACAGCGGGATGCGCTCGTCGGTGGCACCCGTGAGGATGTCGCAGGTGGAGTAGAGCGGACGGTCGGTCCAGTCCACGAAGGCCACCTGCCGACCGTCCGGGAGGCGCATGGTGGTGATCTGGTTGATGGGCTGCTGCATGGCTGCTCCTCAGAGGGTCGGATCGATCAGGCGTTGAAGCCCGGGGTGCCGAACGCCGTCGTGTTGACCGCGCCGAGGCCCGAGAGGTTCACCTCGGTGCCGTACGCGGCGCCGAGCTGACCGATCGAGTCCGGACGCTGGCCCTGGGGCCACTGCTCCAGGACGGTCGCGCCGAGGCCGGCCATCTCGGGCATGACGGCGCCGAACTGCGGCATGATGGCACCGAAGCCGCCGATGCCGGCGACGCCGCCGAACTTCTCGTTCAGCATGAGGGCGCCCGAGGTCGCGACCGAGGACGCGATCACCGCGGTGCCGGCCGTGCGACGGCCCATGCCGTACACGAGGCCGAGGCCCACGAGCGCGCCCGCGCCCATGCTCACGAGGTACGCGTTCCGCGAGAGGAACTGCATCGCGGAGTTCGCCGACTGGCCGGCGAGCTTCCGGAACGCGACGATGGTCCCGAGCGCGAGGCCCGAGCCGATCACGATCGGAAGAGCGTCGCCGACGACGGTTCCCGCGTCGAAGAGCCCGTCGAAGCCCTTGCGGACCGAGATGATGGAACCGAAGCCGTAGTGCTTGCGGCGGTGCTTGCGATGACGCTTGGCCATGGTCTACCTCTTCTATACCCGTGTTCGGGCGGTCAACCGTACCCCCGCCGCGAAGCGAGGTTCGGAAATCGTGGTCAGCGGGCCTTCCGGCGGCCCTTCCGCGCCTTCTTGGCGGCCTTCTTCGCCTTGCGGCCGGCGACGTACGCCCCGCCGCCGAGCGCGCCCTTCGCGAACTTCTTCGCGGTGGCCTCGCTCTGGAAGCAGTTGATGAGCTTGTCGTTCTTCGAGTAGACGCAGAACGAGCCGGCGTGGGTCTTCTTGCGTCCCTTGCGCGCCTTCTTCCGCTTGCCGCGGAGACCGCCGAGCGCCTGAATCGAACGGCCGGCGGGATCCCCCGAGGCCCTCATCGCCGAGCATCCACATCCAGCCATGGGCTTCACCCCTTCTTCCAGATCAGGTACGCCCCGCCACCGGCGAGGAACGTGATTCCGAGCGCCACGAGGAAGAAGGGGTGAAGCCCATG